GTCTGCTGAAGGGCCAGCACCTCGTCCTGGAGGTTGTTGACGTGCGACGCGTCGATGTCCTCCACCAGGTTCTTGTGCACGGTGAAGGACTTGTACTGCTTCGGGTAGACGGCGGCCATCAGCCGATCCCTCCGGTCATGGTGATGTTGGCGATGTTGCCGACCGTCGGGATTTCCCAGGCGCGCATGACGATGTCAGCGGTTCCGGTCTGGGCCGCGTCGGCGCGGGCGATGAGGGGGATGCTGACGTAGCGGACGCCGTCCACGTCGAGGAGCGTCTTGTAGAAGTCGGAGAGGGTCATCCGCATGCCGAAGTCGACGTTCGCGAAGGAGAGCATCGTCTTCAGCGCCTGCTGCACGTCGTAGAGCACGGAGGCCCGGGAGTACCGGGGCCAGCACTCGACGACGACCGGGTTCGAGGCGTTGCCGACGTTCACCTTGACCGTGGTCGGGCCGGACACGGTGACCGTGGTGCCTGCCAGGGCCTTGGACTGGAGGGTGCTCTGAACGTTCTGGAGGGTGGCCGCGCTCGGGGTGCCTCCGTCGGAGCCGATGACGAACACCGAGATCGAGGTATAGGTCGAAGCGATGGAGTTGGCCCGGACGATGCCGGGGGTGGTCAGCGCGAGGTCGGAGAAGTCCGCGAGGGTGACACAGCGGTCCTGGGTGCGGAAGATCCTGGGGGCGTTCGCGCGGATCTGGTCGTTGGTCTCCGGGTCGGCCCCGCCGGTCATGGCGGAGGAGATCGCGTTGCCGCTGGCGTCCTGCGCGAAGGTGACGCCGGGCAGGGCGGAGTCCGCGATGGCGCTGACGACGCCCGCGTTCACGTTGCCGAGCGTTCCTCCGCCCACGCGGTAGGTGGCGTAGAGGGTCAGGTTCGTGGTCGGGATGGCGCCGTTGATGTTGTCGCCGAAGCGGACCCAGGTGGCGCCCGCGTCGTCCAGGTAGGTGCTGAAGACACGGTCGCTCGGATCGGCGTCCACGATGTAGTCGATGTACGTCCACTCGGTGAGGGTGGAGACGTCGTCCACGTACACGCGCACGGTGCCGCCGATGACGGGCACGTCGGGCAGCCGGAACTCCTGCACGGGCAGACCGTTGGAGGTGCCAATGTTGACCTGCGTGCGGGTGACTCCCTGGGTGACAGCGACAGTCGCGGTGCCACCGTTCTTGGGCACAGTCACGTCGATGTTGGTCTCGTACGTGATCGGAGAGTCGATGGTGTCGACGTAGTCCGTGACGACCTGGGTGCCCGCTGGCACGGTGACGGCCGGGCCCGGGTTGGACGTCTGGAAGGTGACGGTGCCGCTGGCCGGGACGCCATTGGAGGGCCGGTAGCCGAGCAGGTCGGAGATCTGGAGAAGGGACATCCGCTGCGTCGCGGTCGGCAGGAAGGACTCCTGCTGGAGCCGGTCGCCGTAGTAGGAGAGGTTGTCCCCGAGGTAGGAGAACAGCTCGACCATGAGCACGCCGAAGTCGCCCTCGGAGGAGGGCACCCACTGGGGGAACGCGCGGGAGGCAAAGTCCAGGAGGCTGGCCTTGAACCCCTCGTAGTCCCGGGAGGTGTAGTCGATCGCGGGAACGTCAGCCACTGATGACCTCGCTTACGGTGCCGCCGACCCGGACGACTGCTGTGTTGGACTGGAGAGCCAGGCTGGAGGGGGACGCCCCGTCCTCGCGGCGGATGTAGTCGACCTCGATACGGGCGAGGGACATCTGCGTGGAGTCCGGGATCGGGGTCGCCTTCTGGAGGACCACACCGGGCTCGTACGAATTGAATGCCGTGGTCACGGCACGACTGATTTCCTGAGCGACAAAAGGCGCGTCAGGTTCGAAAAGCAGATCGGCCACGGGAACCCCGTAATCGGGGAGCATGACCCGCTCCCCCGGCTGCGTGCCGATGAGCGCGTTCACATGCTGGGCGATCTGCCTGTCCGGGCTCGTCTCGACGGCTATGGTCCCGTCGGACGCAAGACGAAACGGAAATGCAATCTCGGTAGGCATGCTTGCATTCTCCCAGGAATGCCTACCGAGATTGCATTTACGGTTCTACGTCAGATACCGGGGAACGCGGACTGGGAATCCGCGAGGACCTGCTCGTTCTCCGCCGAGAGGTCGCTGTCGACCGCCTGCCTGGACGTGTTGTAGTCCTGCGCGGCCTGGTTGTATCGCGGGGCGGCGTTGTTCTGGTTCGCGGCCTGCTCCGTGCTCACCCAGGTGTCACGGATGTAGGTCTTTACCGCCAACTGCACGAGGTCCATGTCCGGAGTGTCCGCGTTGTTGGGGTAACAGGCGTGGAACGAGGCAGCGACCCGGGGCCAGTACTCGTCGGGAACGGTGACGGTGACGTCAGCCATTAAGACTTCCTCACTTCGTGTAGGTCACTCTAAGTTGCGGAGGGTGGGAGTCGCCAACACCGTTGAAGATTCCGTAGTAGGTCTTGTCGGTGCTGGATCCCAGGTCTCCACCGAGCGTAATTCCACGATAGGGGGTGGACGCGTTCCAACTGGAATTCCAGGAGGACGGCAGGGTTACCCACTTACCGGCGCCTACCGGCCAGGAGGAAATGGTGTCGTTGACTCCACCCACGCCCGAGAATCCGGTTGGCTCGTTGGTTCCTGTGAACACGCCGATGTGCGCCGTACCTCCCCCGTTGTAGTACCAGTGGTTGGCGTACAGGTAGACCTCGACCTTTGAGACCTTCGCCGTGGAGCCCATGTCCGTGTATGGCTGCGTGCCGAAGTAGACCATCGACTTCTGCGTGCCCCAGGTGCTGGAGTAGTAGCCCTGGTACATCGAGCCATCGGTGTACCCGGCGCTGCCGAACCGGCGGGACCAGACCGCGTTGTACGTCTTGGTGTACGTCTGAGTGGCCGTGACAACCTGACCGCCCGTGTTGTAGACACCGCCTTCGTGGACCGCCGGGCCGACGTCCTCGACGTAGAAATCTGAGGACTGTCCCGGGCTGTAGTTGCGCATACCCCAGCCGGTAGCGGCGCCTGCGTGGATGCGCCCGACCCACAAGACCCGGTGAGTGCCCGGCGCGAGCGCCGTGGTGGCGCCGTACAGTCCGCCCGGGTCGGTGGAGCAGACGAGGATGGCTTCTACATCAACCGTGAAGTCGCTGCCGACGCCGTCGTAAGAGACCCCGAAGTTGCGGCCGAGCATCGTGTCGTTCACCGTCGGGCTGGCACCGTTCGGTGTGAGGATGGTGCAACCGTTCAGCGTCGTCGTCGTTCCGGACGCTTGGATAGCGTTCTCCAACTCGGACGGGGTGCCACCGCTACCTCCTCCCGTGAAGTCGAACTGCGAGCGGGCCCGGATGCGGTACATGCGCCCCTCGACTGCCGTGAAGGACAACTCGATCAGGCCGAAGGAGGCATCCGTGTTGCCGGTACCGCTCATGTAGTAGGTCGAGGAGGTCGGCTTCTGGGTCCAGCCGCGCTCGTAGGTGACCATGCCCCACGGCATGTTCCACAGCAGCGATCCCAGTTCCTGGCCCTGGTACCAGATCTGGCCGGTCGGGTCGTCGGAGGATGCCCCCGCCGGGCGCTGCGGGGTGAAGAGCGACTTGAAGGTGCCCACGCCGTTGGGGTCGATGCTTGCTGCTCCGCCCGCGAAGGTGGCGTAGGCGTTGGACGTGGTCAGTTCCGTGCCGAGTGTTCCGTCTGGCCCGAACAGCCGGATACCGGCGGCCGAGATGTCCGTGGCGCCGTAGCCCTCGCGCATGACGAGGACGTCGTCCACGCAGATGTAGGAGAACGACGAGGTGGACAGCCCGTACGAGCCGGGGTTCAACTGCTGGAAGGTGACCCGGCCCCACAGTGCCCCGGTGGGCGCTGTCATCTCGAAGATGTCTTCGGTGTACGCCGCAGCGTTGTAGGTGACGTCGTTGACCCCAGCCATCTGGTCGGTCCAGGTGACCTTGTCCGTGCTGGTCTCGAAGGTGACGTGCAGGTGTCCGATGCCGTAGTACCAGTACCGGAACATGTACGTCTCCCCGGCGACGACTGGGAAGGGGTCGCTGGTCGCGGTTGCGGTGCCGGTGTTGTTGACCCCCAGGGTGGCCTTGCCCTGCCCGGAGCGAGCCGGGTACCCGCCTTGAGCGATCTCGATCTTGGAAACCGTTGTGGCCAGGGTGTTGTCGCTCTGGGTCAGGGTCCAGCCGACGCGGGAGGCGTCCTCGAAGCCCGGGTTGGTGACCATGTTGCCGGTCACGGAGCCCAGGGAGAGGTGCGAGGCGTTGACGTTGCCGAGGTTGATGTTGGCGGAGTTGACCTGGCCGGTCTCGACGACCTCGATGGTGAACATGTCCATCTCGGCCGCGCCGGATCCGCCGTTGTAGTTCAGGTACAGGCAGGGGCTGATGTACTTCACGTTCTGGTGCAGCGTGGCCGGGGCGGTCGGATTGTTGGCCGTGTTGCCGCCCGTGGGGGTGGCGGAGACGCCCTTGATGTAGCCCGTGTAGGTCACCCACGCGCCACCCGTGGTCAGGGGGACTCCCTTGGCCGCGACGTAGTGCTGGCTGGAGACGGCGTTGGAGCCGCTGGTGTTGACCAGGGTCACACCGTCGGACGCGATGCCGGTGACGCCCGCATAGAAGCCCTGGTTGACGCCTGGGGTGGAGTTGTCGGAGACCTGGCGGACCCGGCAGGTCACCCGGTAGGTGACGTTCGGGTCGAAGGGTATGAGCAGGTCCGGACGGTAAGCGCCTTGGACGTACCCGGCGCAGCGCATGACGTAGCCGCCGGAGGCCGCGTCGGTCTTGGATACCGAAGTGAGGGTGCCACCTGCACCTGCGGCGTTCAGCCACTTGCTGGCGTTCTGGCCGAAGTCGTAGAACTTCTGGCCCACCAGTCCCTGAAGTCCGGCGGAGAACTTGTCGACGGTCATCGTTCCGGCCTTGATGCTGTTCGCGTCCAGGTTGGTGACGCTTACCAGGCTCGCGTCGATGGTGCCGGTCTTGATCGAGCCGCCGCTGATCGTGGTCGTGGTCGGGATGGTGCCGTTGCTCAGTTGTCCGGCAGGGACGGAGACGCCTGCGCCTATGGAGCCGGTGACCGTGGTCGACGACGAGGCGCTGGTAGCGGACGTGGCGGTCGTTGCCGAGGTAGCGCTGGCCACCGTGCCGCTCACGTTGCCGCCGGTCACGACCAGGTTGGTCGCGTCGATCTGCGTGGCGGTGATCTTCCCGACGGTGATCTTGGACGCGTCGATGCTGGCGATGACACCGCTCTGGGCCGTGATCGTTCCGGCCGCGATCTGGTTGGCCGTGATCGTGTTCGCCGCGATCTGGTTGGCGGTGATGGTGTTGGCCGCGAGCCTGTCGCCCGTGATCGAGCCCGCCAGGATCTGGGTAGCCGTCAGCGTCCCGGCGGTGATCTTCGAGGCGTCCAGCGATCCGGTCGCGATGCGCGCGGCGTTGAGTGTGCCAACGTTGATCTTGCCCGCGTCGAGGTCGGAGATCTTGGCGTTGTTGATGGCCGCGTCGGCGATCTGCGCGTTGCCGATGGCGCCGTTGATGATCTTCGCCGAGCCGATCGTGGCGTCCGCGAGCTGGGTGCCGGTCACCGCGTTGTTGGCGATGTTCGTGGTGCCGACGGCCAGGGCCGCCAGCTTGCCTGCCTCGACAGCCCCGTTGGCGATGTTCGCAGCCAGGACGGCGTTCGCCGCCAGCTTCGTGTTGTCGATGGCGCCGACCGCGATCTTCGCCGCCGACAGCGAGCCGTCGAGGATGTCCTGCGCGACGGCCTGCTTGGGGGTGTCCGAGTTCGAGCCGGACGGGGCCGATGCGATGCCGACCTTGGAGTAGGCGACCAGCCGGTAGAAGTAGGCGCTGGCGTAGTTCTGGATGGAGTCGTACAGGAAGTCCGGGCCGGGCAGCGTGCCGATCACGACGGGGTTGGAGAATGCCGAGGTGGTGTCCCGCTGCACCTGCACGTGGGAGAAGATCGCAGGCATTGCCGTGCCGGTGTTGTCCTTGCCGTCCCATGTGACGCGCAGGCCGCCGAGCACGCCGAGGACCCCCGGCGCGGAGGGCACCGGAGGCGGGGTGGAAGCGGATGCCGTGGTGAGGTTGGCGCTCGCCCACAGGGAGGTGTTGTTGCTGGTGTCGAAGGCCGCGACCCTCACGTAGAGGGCCACGCCGGTATTAAGCCCGTCGAGGAGGACCAGGTCCTCCGTGGTGACGAAGCCGCCGCTCCAGTTGCTGTTGTCGTAGGAGGTCTGGAGCAGGTAGTGGGACAGGTCGGTGAGTGCAGTGCCGTCCTGGTTCTCGGTCGGCGGGGTCCAGCTCGCCGTCACGCGGGCCCGGGTGGCGCCCTCGTTGGTGACGTACTGCACCGTGGTGAGGGTGAGCGCGGTCGGCTCCTTGGGCGGCAGGGCGTCGAGGGAGCCTCCGCCCCCGTCGCCGAGCTGGTCGACCTGGTCCTGGACGTCCTTGATCCCCAGCGGGGAGTAGACCGGCTTGGTGATGTCCCCGCCGGAGAACTGGACCCACAGCGTCTGGCCAACCGGCGGGATGGTGTTGGTCGGGGAAGAGGGGGCGGCCCAGGCGCTTTCGGCGTTTCCGAGTACCTGCGGAATGAGCAGCGTGACACGTGCTTCGTTCAGCGGGTCCTGGTTATTGGCAACGCTCGCCCGGTACATTCCCAGCACCGGATCAGCCGACATTGATGTCCTCCAGAAGACTCGATTCCCAGAACTGCTTGTTCCTCAGCACAGCCGGGACGGTGTCGAACTTGAAACGCTTGTTCGCATCGCTTCGGAATGTTACCGCGTAGGGCTGGTCCCTTTCCGCATCCACGGTCGTGGTGAACATCAGGCCCGTGTTGCTCTTGTCGCGGTTGATGACGTGCTTGGTGCCCGTCACCATCCACCGGCCCTTGTTGTCCGACGAAATGGAACTGCCGGAGATCCCGATGAGTGTTCCCGGGGCGACTTTCGCCGTGCCATATATCTCGGCCTGCATGGTGATCCAGCCACGGGAAGCGAGAGTGCGTGCTTCCATAAGCGCCTGCGCGTCGGCGTAGTTGTCGACGGCTCGGGCAGTGGATATGGAATTCAGGAACGTTCCGATTCCGGTGTCGGAAGCGGAGGACGCCTTGATGACCTTTCCGGTCTTCGCATCCAGGCCGGAAATCACCGAGGTGCTGGCCGCGCCATTGCTGCGCGGAATCATCGTTCCGGTGAGAATGGAAAGGCTCTGGAGGGTGTCGTAAAGTCCCGGCGTCTGGTTCTTGGAGAACACCGGGATGTCCTGGACCTTCTGCCCGAGCAGGAGAATGCGCGGGTCGAGGAAGTACAGGGTCGAGCCCTCCACCCAGAAGCGGTAGCCGGTCTCGGACGCGAGGTCGTTGACCAGCTTGAAGTCGCTCTCTCCGGTCTGGGCCCAGTAGGTCAGGCGCCGGGCGGACGGGGAGATGACGGTGCGCAGGCCGTTCTCCCGGCCCACCTTCCGCACGATCGCGGTCGGGGACACGTTCTTCCACGACCGGGTGCGCTGGGTGTTCATCGGCAGGGTGGTCCCGATGCAGATGTAGCGCATGGTGACGTTGCGACTGCCGGAGGAGGCCAGCGCGCTGGAGTGGTGCACGTAGCCGTACCAGCGCACGATGTCGTTCGGGGAGCGTCCGTAGTCGAGCACGACCGGTGTCAGTTCGCCGTACGGGCTCGCGGCGGTGGGCGGCGTGGTCACGTCGATGATGGCCATCGAGTGCACGCCGTAGCCCTCGCGGATTTCCACCCGCGAGATGAGGCTGCTGACCTTGTCGGTGCCCATCGACAGACGGGTGACCGGTGCTTGTTCAGACACTGGGGATCCTGATGATCTGGCCGGGCGTGAGTTCGTCCCACGTCATGACCTCGGGGTTGGCGTCGGCGATGTGCCACCACATCCGTGCGTCGCCGTAGTACTGGGTGGCGAGCAGGTCGACGCGGTCGGAGGAGGTCCACTGGTGGTAGGTGAACTGGAAGGACCATTCGCGCTGCTGGCCCGGTACGACGGTGAGGTTGGTGCCACGTCCGGAGGAGACCAGCGCGAGGGTGGAGCCCGCGTAGCGGGAGTTCGAGGAGATCACCGGCCTGCCTTTCCGCTGGAGCCCAACTGCTCCGACGCCGACAGCGGGTCGCCCCAGTTCGCCAGGCGCGGGCCGATGATCGGCGCGTACTTGTTGCCGCCCTGCGGGGAGGGCAGGAGCGTCACGCCCACGACGACCACGCAGCGCTGGGGGATCATCTGCTGAGTCCAGTGGGTGTACCGGACCTCCAGCGACGAGATGGTCCCGTAGTAGGACAGCGTCGAGCCGATGACGACGAACACCGGGGTGTAGATCATCGGGCCGGACGGGCCGGTGGAGAACGAGCCCTTCTTGAAGTTGTCGATGGCGCCCTGGACGTCGGCCTTGTTGTCGCCGGTCGCGCTCATCGGGGAGGCGATGCCGGTCATCCGGTACAGGGACAGGACGTCGTAGGCGACACCGAACTCGGGCACCCACGTGAGGGCGTCCCCGTAGAGTTTCGAGGAGTCCCACAGTTCGTAGGTGCGGTCGAATTGCAGCGCGAAGGACAGCGTCTGCTGGAGGGGCAGGATGAACTGCCCCGCAGTGACGTCGTTCGGCAACTGTGAGTTCGGGTCGGCGAGGACCCCCGTGTCGATGCCGTGGTTGAGGTCGATCTCGCCCGGGTTGTACAGGAAGTTGCAGCGGTAGCGCACACCGTTGATCGGCTTCTCCATGATGATGAAGCCGCGCGTCAACTTCTTGTTGTTGTCGAAACTGTGCCCGTCGTTCTGGAGGAACGGAATGGCAGAGATCCGAGGGTCGAAAGGACCGTTGTCCACGATCTTGCTGGCGGCCATTACACAGCCACCCAGGTATTAAGCCGCATGTCAGTTCCCTGCCGCGATGAGATTGATTCGGTTGTCCTCGGCGAGCGCCGTCATGAACTTGTTCGCTGCGTCCCGCGCCGAGGTCTGGTCCATGGCACCGGACACCTGCACCGTGATGGCGCCCGCGTGGAAGTTCAGGGTGGCCTTACCACCCGAGGTATTAAGTCCGCCGAGCCCGCCAGCCAGTGGGGTATTGCTCGACAGCGCCTTTCGGATTGCGTCGGCCTGGTGAGCCGGGATAATCATTTCGCCCTTGTGGACGCGAGCCGTCTGGTCGACGTCGATATTCGCCGAGCCGACCGCGTATCCCTTGTAGGATCCACCGTTCGCCATCGACTTGATACCGGGAACATTCGCCAGGGATCCGTACCGGGAATCCGCGTAGCGGACGCCCGCGATGATGTTGTCGACCGGGTTCCAGATGTTCTTGTGACCGGCCAGCGAGTACGCCTTGAACGTCGAGTCGATGGTCTGCATGATGCCCTTGGACGGGTGGCCCGCCTTGGCGTTGGAGTCCCAGTTGTTCTGCGCGTGCGGATTACCGCCGGACTCGTGCATGGCCATCGTGTTGACGTACTTCTCGTTCGACGACGTGTCCTGGTGCAGGATCCCGAGCGCGGACTTGATCCACCCCTTGAGGTTGCCGGTCGGCATCGAGCCGGGCACGGACCCGTTGTCGGTGCTCTTGCTGCTGCTGCCGCCCTGCCCTGCGCCCACGCCCGAGCCGACGTTGGCCGCGCCAACCGAGGAGATACCGGCCGCGATGGCGTCGACCTCCTCGACCGAGCCGTACGAGCCGACGTCACCGCCGAAGCCCATGGAGGACAGGCGGTTGGAGTCAGACCCGGCGGTGTCGGTACCGTCGTCGGCGAGGTCGCCGAGGTTGCCGACCGCACCGAGGATGCGCACCGCGTTGGTGAACTCGCCGGACTGGTAGGCGCGGATACGAACCGAGGACCCGGTGTGCGGGGCCTCGATGATCTTCCCGTTGCCGATACACATCACGACGTGGTGCGCGGGGTTGCCGTTGAACAGCAGGTCGCCCGCCCGCTCCTGGCCGAGCTTGACCGACTTACCGGCCTTCTGCTGCTGCGCGGCCGTACGGGGCAGGGAGACGCCGATCTGCTTGAACGAGAACTGGATCAGGCCCGAGCAGTCGAAGCCCTTCGGAGAGGCACCGCCCCAGACGTACTTCACGCCCAGGTACTTCATGGCGACCCTGATGACCGAAGCGGCCGTCTTGCCCGCACCGTTCGTGCCCGTGGCCACCGCGCCGCTCTTCCCCTTGCCGCCGGTCGCGGACGCCGCGCTGCTGCCGCTGCCCCCGTCACCACCCCAGAGGCTGGACACCAGACCGTAGCCACCACCGATGGCACCACCGATGACGGTTCCCTCGGGACCGAACAGCGTTCCGATGGCAGCGCCATACGCTGCGTCGCCGAGCGTGGCCGACGCAACGTTGATGGCCTTCTTGCCCTTTTTGTTCTTGACGTGCTTGGCCGCGTAGTCACCTGCGGCGTGGATACCCCACCCGGCCAGACCGAGACCACCCGCCTTGGCCAGCGGGGAGCGCAGCAGGGCACCGGCACCGGCCATCATGCCGCCGTCGGCAGCGGCTGCACCGGCACCGCCCAGGAGGCTGCCTGCACCTTCGGTACCTCCGAGCATGCGTCCGGCCATACCGAGGCCGCGCATCATGCCGTAGTTGCCCATGGCGGAACCGACAGCGGATCCGACCATGGAACCCATGCCACCGGCATAACCGATCGCGCTGTCCAGATGGGTGTTCTTCAGGAAGTTCTGGATCGCGGTGCTGAACTCGTTCAGGTACTTCGTCGCGGTCTGGAGGCCGTCGGTGTAGGAGTCGTTGGTGTTGACGGTCTGGTTGCGCAGCGTCCCGGCCCGGTCGGATAGGGACTGCGCGTTCGTCTTGCCGATGCCCCACGAGTTCATCTTGGCGATGGCCGACTTGTCTCCGTTACCGACCTTGTTCATCGTGGACGCGTACGACTGCGCCGAGACGCCATGCATCTGCGCGGTGAGCAGTCCCAGCAGCGCGCTGCGGACCTGCTGGAGCGTGGAGGCGTCCATGGTCGCCGACAGCGACTGCATCATGGCCGAACCCGGGCTCAGCGTCTCGTCGAGCTGCTCCTTGGTCTTGACGTTCTTCAGCGACGGCCAGCGCTGGAGCACCTGCTGGGCGATCTGCTGGGGCGTCTGCCGCTGCCCGCCCTTGATCGTCTGAATGCCGATGGCCTGGTTGGCGTAGTAGGACTTGGCCGTCCACGCGCTGGTCATGCCCTGGACGCGCTGCGCCTCGGAGACTCCGGGCTGGAGGTAGCCGGACGACTTGGCGTAGTTCCAGGCGGTGTTGTAGTTCGCACCGCCCGGGGAGCCCACGGAGGATCCCACGAGGCGCATCTGGGCCTGGGCGATGTCCTGGGTGCTCTGCGCGGTGAAGTTGTTCTTGTACGCCTGGTCGCGCAGGGTGTGCCAGTTGGAGCCCGACAGTTGGGCTGCCTGGTAGGAGGTGGTCTGCATGACGACCTGGTCGTCCATCTGCTTGGTCGACCAGGCGTAGAAGTCCTTGAGACCACCCTTGAACGTGTAAGGGCTCTTGCGCGCACCACTGCCGGAGCCGCTGCCCGAACCGCCGCTGCCGGAGCCACCCTGGCCGCCGTTGTTGGCCGCTCCGCCACCCTGTCCGGTCTGGCCGGAGAACGTGGCACCGCCACCGTTGGATGAGGTCGTCTGGCGCTGCTGCTGGCCGCCAGCTCGGGGAGCCGTGGAGGGGGCGCTGGCACCGCCGTTGGGTCGGCCGTGGCCGTAGTTACTGGTGTTGTTCCAGACGTCGTTGGCGAGCATGCCGAAGCCCCGGGCGCCTGATTGCGACCCGGAGCCACCGCTGTGCCAGCCCTGCCAGAGCCCCTGGGCTCCTCCGCCGACCGTCTTCATCTTGGCGGCGGCCGTCTCCAGCCCCTTGTTCAGGGCCTCGACGTTCTTCGCCAGTTTCGAGATCGCATCCTGGGCCTTGTTCCAGCCCAGGAGCGGTCCCTGTCCTGCCACCGTACCTTCGTCAGCCATTGTCCGCCTCAGCCGTTCGCCTATTGCGCTGCGCCGTAAACCACTTCACCCAGTGCAGGCGCTCCCGCACGGTCAACCGGCGAATTTCGCTGAGGCTCCAAGCCGGGGATAGCTCGACTAGTTGCTCGTATTCGAAGTACGTGTCGAAGTAGTTACAGGCCCTGAAACAGATCCCCCGCCGAGATGAAGAGGGGGACCTCCTTTCCGCACGAATCGTGCAGGAACTTCACACCATTGTATTGCGGGCCGGGCTGCTTCTTTTCAATCGTGTCGAGGATCGTCTGGCGGTCCGCGATGCCGAGAGACCGGGCGAACTCCGGATTACCAGAAACAGCGTTCTCAGTACCGTCCGCCTCGACCACGGAAATGAGAACCCGGGAGAGCAGGAGGGTGTTCTGCTCGGAGTCGCTGAGGCGGTCCGCGACGGCCAGGAGGGCTTCCTGGTCACTGCCGACAGGCAGCCGGACGAACGCCTTGCGGTTCTTGCGCAGGGCCACCTCGAAGATGCGGGCGGCAGGGTCCTCCAGGCGCCGGATGGGGATCTCGTCGAGGGTCACGGACAGGCGGAACTCCTCGCCGCAGAACGGGCAGGAGTAGCGGTCCCAGACGATCTCGTCGCCGTACGTGGCACGGCGGATCTCCAGCAGGAGCATGTCGCGGTCGCCGAGCAGGAGGTTGGACAGCAGGGTGGTGCTGGCCTGCTCGCCGCCCACGGAGACGGTGCCCGCCGAGAGCAGGGTGGCGATGTACTTGCCGAGGCCGCCGGAGCGCGCCTTGGTCATGGCTTCCTCATCGGCGCCGGTCAGTTCGCGGACGTCGGCGTCGTAGCGGACGGATGCGTAGTCGCCGCCCAGAACATAGCCTCCCGGCAGGCTGAAATTACCGCCTGCCGGGAGGGTGATCTCGGGCTTGGCGACCTGTCCCCCGTTGTCATTCAGAATCGCCGCGATGGCGGCATTCGATGCGCTCGGGTTGGCGAGGGGGTTGGTGTACCCCTCGGTATTAAGGTCGGTAGCCACTGGTGTTGCTCCTAGTCGAGTCTCGGGAATCCGCTATTAGAAACTAACGGAAGACGAGCCCGTGCTGTTAGCCAACTTGAACTCGAAGCCCTCGTGGGCGAGGGTCATCTGCTGGACGACGATCGCATTGGCTCCGGCGTCGAGGTCGGAGAAGGCAACCGCCGTCGGCCACGCGTTGTAGACGCGGAATGCGGCCTTGGCGGGAGTGTTGCCGGAAGTCACCGGGTGGTCGAGCACCTTGATGTCGACCATGTGCCGGAATTCCTGTCCGGCCTTTCCGTTGCCGGTGCCCTGGATGACGGTGAACAACTGGCGCATCCAGTCCATCATCTGGCTGTCGCCGACCGCGAGGCCCTTGGACAGCGTGATCGGGGCAAAGTCGGACTGACCGGGCATCTTCTGAGTTGTCGTGTTCATTCCACCCTCACGGTATGGAATGACCTCAGTCGTGACGTTCAAGCCCGAAAGGGACATGAAGCCCATGCGGGCGAAGCCCTTGATGCCCGGGTGCTGGATCTGGACCTGGAACTTGAAGTTGCGCAACGGGTCCGTTGCGATGTGCCCCACGGTCGAAGTGGTCGTAGCCATCAGTCAGTTACCTCTCAGGAAGTGGCCGTCGAGTCGGTCGCGGAGGACCCACCCGAGTACTGGCCGATTTCGATGACGATGAATTCGGCCGGTGTCTGGACCGCCACACCGACGGAGATGTTCACGACACCGTTGGCCACGGAGGCGGCGGTGTTGTTCGAGGAGTCGCAGGTGACGAAGTACGCCTGCTCCGGCGTGGTACCGGCCAGCACACCCGTCTGCATCAGGGTGAGCAGGTACTGCGTGATGACCGCGTTGATCTGGTCCCACAGGATCGAGTCGTTGGGCTCGAAGACGGCGAAGCGGGTCGCGTCGAGGATGCCCTTCTTGATCAGCATCAGCGACCGGCGGATGGAGACGTACCGGTCCGGCATGCCCGTCGACAGCGTCCGGGCGCCGTAGATGACAAAGCCCGTGCCCGGCAGCGACTTGATCACGTTGACGCCCGCGACGTTCAGAGCGTCCTGGTCGTCGTTGGAGAACCGGAACTCCGTGTCCAGCACGCCCTTGAGGACGGTGTCGATACCGGCCGGAGGCTTCTGCACACCGCGCGAGGCGTCGGTACGCGCGTACTGGCCCAGCACCGCGCCGCCAGGCGGCAGCAGACGGGCCGAACCGGACGCGGCGGTCGCCGGGTCGTTGACGATCAGCCACGGCCCGTAGACGGCCGCGTACGAGGACGCGCTCAGCGCCGAGCCACCCGTGGACATGTTCTGGAGCGAGAGCGCGTAGGAGTGAGCGTTGTCGGCCGAGGTCGACTTCACGCCGTCCACGACGACGAACACGCTGCCCTGGTCCTCGGCCCACGCAATGACCGGGTTCAGGACGGTCGCGTCGGTGACGCCCGGCAGGTTGAGGACGAGGTTCGCATCGACGACCTCCAGCCGCTGCGCAGCGGACGCCAGGTCCACCGCAGCGACACCGTCCGAACCGCCGGTCAGGGCGACACCGGACTGTATGGCCGGGGCGTGGGTCGGCACCCACGCGGTATTAAGCAGGCTCTGGACCTGGACGAAGGACGAGCCGGTGACCGGGGAGTTGATCAGCGCCTGGGCGTTGCGGGAGTCGGCCGGGTCCAGGGAGACATCGGTGAACCGCTCCTTGAGGAAGGCCGACGTCTCACCGCCCACGTACACGAACAGGTCGAAGCGGCCACCGCCGGACGAGGCCGCCGTGACGTCCACGTACACCTGGTTGCCCCAGGAGCCCGGAGAGATCGCGGTGATCTTCAGGGTCGGCTCGGGAGTCACCTCAGTGTCGTCGAGGGAGACATGGGCTGCGACCGCGTCGGAGGCAGCAGCGCGCACGACGTAGGCCGCGTTGCCGCCGTTGTTGAAGTACTGGTAGACGCTGAACGGCAGGTACTCGCTCGTGTCGCCGAACCCGCCGAAGGTGGCCACATACTGCGACCAGGACGACACCAGCGTGGGGGCCAGCGGGCCGCCCTGCTTGTTCGTGCCGACGAAGGCCGCGACGGACTCGCCCGGCGTGTTTACGGTCTGGCTGAGCGGGGTCAACGTCTCCGAAATGTAGACGCCAGGCCGCTTGTAGACAGTCATCTGTTTCTCCTGGGTAAAGGGGAATTCCTGGGGTTACGAATCCTGGGTCCGGATCATGTGCGGATTGCGTGGTCCGTGGAGTACTCGAAGTCCAGCGCCACACTGGTCGCCTTGATGTATGCGTCGGCGACGGACGGAAGCATTTCGCTGGAGACAGAGATGAGGTATTCGCGACGGAACAGACGCTTACCGTTCTCGTCACGGGTGTCGGCCAGCTCAGGGCCGCCGAGAAGATCCAGGCGCCGTACCGTTCCGTCCTCCGGAATTTCCAGGAACCCGAAACGCGCCGGGAGCCGGTCGCGCTGCATCATCGAAGACGCCAGCGCGATGTCGTGCTCCGCGAGACGGGTGAAGACCATGACGCGGTACCGCAGGTCGAACGGGATCGGGAACTCGACGAGGTACGGGGACTTCGTGACGTCGTAGGAGGTGTCTCCCTCCGCCCACCAGCCGGTCGTCCCCTCGGGGGCGTAGGGCAGGTAGACGGGGCCACGGTGCTCCCGCTCTTCGGCCTTCTCGATACCCGCGTGCTCGATGACCACCAGGGGGAAGGTCTGCTTGGCCAGCTCCGTCTCGGGAATTCGGTAACGCACCGGAACGGGTCGGCCGTCCGGTGCATTCGCGTCAGTGACAGAGAGACCCTGGAGTTTCGCCTTAACGGCGCGGTCCTCGTTGATGAGCCATGGCAAAGCGGGCCTCACGGGTCTCGAATAGCAGAAGTCTTCCGCCATTCAGGATCCCAAGAAAGCCGGGAAAGTTTATAGTCAGACGGCCTGGGACCAGTGCGCGAACTGCACATCGTTGACCAGCTCGTCCGGCTTCATCTGCACGCACTCGATACTGACGATGACGTCCCGGTTCTGAATCTGCCCCAGAACAGCAATCGACGTGACCCGGAAAACCGAGGAGTCGTAGACGAGACGGTCCACCAGGTATTTGCCGTGGTCGATGTCCTGGTCGGTGAACCCCATCTTCCGCAGGCTGTCGAACGAACAGGTGAGGGAGATGTTGTCGACCGTGTACAGACCCTGCGGGGTGTCCTGCGCCGCGCCCTGGCTGTGGATGACGTGCAGCGCCGGGATCCGGTACGGGCCGATGAACGTCTTGCCCTGCCCCGTCGCCTCGTCGTACAGGTCCTCCCCGGCCGGATCCGTGTGGGAGTACCGGTAGTACTGGACCATCTCGCCGGTCTCGTGCTGGCGCCCCCGCAGCGACGCCATCATCTCGGTGGTCTCGTAGTTGGCGTTGAACCGCCCCGACCGCTTCCAGTCCAGGCGGCCCATCAGAAGTACCCGCCCCACGTCTGCGAGGGGATCCCGGAGTCGTCGTCGTTCTGGTGGCCCGGCCCGATCGGCGGGAGGATCCGCGTGGGCAGGGAGTAGTCGTCGTACTCGCGCTCACGGAAGATCGGCACGAGACGGTTGGTCGTACGGGAGACGCGGCGCAGGTTGGTGACCTCGATCGCGTACAGGCCCACGCCCATCTTCTCGCACAGCATCTTGTACCGGTCGGTGAGCATTTCGATCTGCTTCTGGATCTGCGCGAAACGCTGGCCCCGGTCGACCGAAGTACCGTCGGCGGTCTGGACGTTGATGTCCGTTGCCGCGTCGGTGGCCAGCGCCCACATCGCCTCGGTGCATGCCAGCATGACGATCATGACGTCCTCCTCCGGCGGGAGGTTCGCGAAGTCGACGGGCTCCTCGGCGTAGCGGATGAAGCCGTTGTCGTCGCGGTACCGGGCGGAGATCGTCCGGCCCCGGTTGTGCTGGGCGAACGCGTCGTTCAGGTAGACGTCCAGCTCGTCGTCGGCGAACAGGCTGTAGGACTGCCCGGAGGCGAGCAGCAGCGCGTCCAGCGGGAGCGGGGCGTTCAGGGTGAGGATGCCGTTCAGTGCGTCCAGGACGTAGTCGCTGCTCGTCAGGACGGTCTGTGTGGTGCCGACGACCTGGACGGCCTCCAGGCCCGTGACGTTGTTCGCGCTCAGTTCGTACTCGGCGACGTCCCCGGTGCCCCGGATGGTGTCGCGGAACGGCGTGAGCCGGTCGCCCAGCTCGCTCCTCACCCGCGACCGCAGGTCTTCAAGCGTGGCCATTCCGCGACTCCGATCAGGTATTAAGGGTCAGCGCGCCAGCGGCGATCTGAAGGGACTCGTTCGTCGCCGCCTGGAGCGGGCTGTCGATCGGCCACGCGTAGATGACGGTGCCGGTCGTGCCGGACGCAGAGGTGACCAGCGCCGCGAAGGAGGCAGCGTCGGTCATGTCGGCGGTGAACGGGCCGTAGAACAGCAGCGCGTTGTTGGCCGTGGTCATCGGTGCGCCGGACGGCGCGGTCCAGACGACCTGCTGACGGGCGTAGCCGGGCGTGGAGACCTCCGGCAGCGCGGTCATGCTGTAGGTGCCGTCCTCCTGCGTCGGGTCGTCGATCAGCAGGGCCAGGTAGGTCGTACGCGGCGCGGCCAGAGCGATGGCCCGGCCGGTGAGCATGTCCAGGGCGTTACCGGCCCAGACGGGATTGGTACCGGGCATCAGGCATCCGCCTTCTTGAACAGCCGCACGAAGTCGGACAGGTGGATGGAGAAGTGCCGGACCGCCTTGCCGGGCGCGTGGCCGCCGTCGTCGGTGATGACGTGGGTGTCGTAGTCGTGCGCGAGCAGGACCGAGTCCTCGCCAGCGTGGCCGACACCAGCGGTGCCAGCCGGGTGCACGTCGACCACCACGACCTCGGAGCCGGTGGGAAGGTGTCCCAGCCCGGCTCCGTGGCCTTCGGCGTTCTCCAGCACGTACGCCTCACCCGGGGCCGGGGAGGGAGTGGGAGTAGTCATGTGAGGGGGTCTCCTTGGACCGTCAGTGCCAGACGTAGCCGAGGCCGTCGAGGTGGTCGTACAGATCCTTCGGCGCCTTGTAGCGCTGGCCCTCGACGAAGTCGTAGTGCTGGCCGTGGCCGTAGGTCATGTTCTCGATGGATGTGTTCACCCGGAACTCGCGGTGCGGGATCTCCACCTGGACGGCCTCGGCGACCTCGATGACGGTCTCGACGACCGGCTCCGGGGTCTTCGGCTTGGCCTCGACGACGGTGTCCGACTTCTCGGCAGCCGCCGCCTCGTTGATGAGCGAGATCTCCCGCTCGCGGGCCGCCAGTTCGTCGGCGTGCTCCTTGGTGAGGGCGGCCTTGTTACGGCCGGTCAGGTCACCGGGACGGGCAACATTACGTGCAGGCATTTGTTTCTCCGGGTTCGGGACTCAGGTGTGTGAGGCGGTACTACTTTAACGAGGAAGGGGAGCGGTCCTGGTAATCCCAGAATCCGCTCCCCTAACCATCAGGATCGCGTGGCCGCGAATACCAACTAAGCCATCAGACAGGCTGAGAAATTAGTTGGTTTCCGCGACGAGAACGGCCTGGTCCGTGATCAAGCCGAGGCCCCAGATGGCGTACCAGGCGAGCGCGTGCTCTCGTCCGAAGTCGAGGATGCCGCCGTCGCGCAATTCGACCGGGAGGGAGATCGCGTGGCCGAACGCATTGTCGCCCAGGAAGATGGACTGGTAGACCGTCTTCCCACTCGCATTCGTGATCTGCTTGACCTGCGTGGTCTCGATGAACACGGTGTCTGCGATGCGGCCGATCTCACCCAGGAGGAAATTCCCCGGGGCGGCGTACTTGGTGACCTCGATGAATTCGGGATCATCGCGCAACTTACGCGACTGGTGCGGGTGGATGAAGCACACGTAGGTCTCGCCGAGACGCGGGACATTCTTCGTGGCCAACGTCTCGACGGCGTCCTTGACGAGCGCCGTGGTGAAGTCGAAGGTGCCGTCGAGGCCGTCCGTGGAAGTCGCGGCGGTGCCGTGGGTGTACACGCCGAGATTCGTCATCGGAGTGGTCGCGGCGTACTTGTTGTAACCCCAGATCTTCGAGGTCGCCTGAAGCAGGGTGTCCCTCGCGGACTGGTCGAGGTAGAGAGCCATGTTGCGTCCGAGCAGGCGCGATGCACTCGCCATGACGTCGTCGAACGAGGCGTTCAACAGCAACTCGGAAACCGCGACGGCGTAGCCGTGCTCAGCCACGGTAATGCTGAACTGAGAGGCCGAGAGGGCGTTGGTCTGCATGCGCACACCTTCGACCAACTGCGATGCAGCGCCGAGGTTGTTGTAACGCATGAAGTTGATCGTCAGACCGGGCTGAACGCCGAGTTCGGTCTTCTTGACGGCGAACTGCTCGAAACGCAGAATCGGCATGGACTGGAACAAGATTTCCTTGCTCCAGATGGTCTGGATGGCCGCACCGAGAGTGCTGTTGGCGCCCGAGTAGTTCGTCGGCGAACCCGACAGATTCGGGGTACCAGTGATCGCGCTAGGCATACTTGGATTTCCTTAGTTACGGGTACTCGACCGAATTACGAGTACAGTCCACGCTGGTTCTGGGCTGCCTGTCCGACGCCCAACTGGCCCCGAATCTTGGCGTACTCCGACATCGGCATGTCACGGAGGTCAGAAAGGGAGTACGACTTAGTGCCCGGATCGGTGTCCATCGGTCCCGTGGTGGAATAGCCCGTGGGGCTCACACCACGCATGGAAGCACGCTGCTGAATTGCTGCCTGCTGAACCGATTCCAGAATAGCCTGGGTCTTCGCCTTGACTGTAGCGATGGAAGCCTCGACCTCTTCCGGCGAATTACCGCCGACGAAGTCGAGAAGTTCGGGAGCGATCTCGTTGGTCTCTTCACCGACGCGACGCTGAATGTAGGTCTGGAGGTTGTTGAACTCCTGCTCCTTGGCGAACAGGGTGCGCTCCTGCTCACGCTCGCGCTCGATCTGCTCGAAGCGGGTGTTCCACTCCTGCTCCTTGACCGACAGGAGGTCCTTGACGGACAGTTCCTCCTCCGCCTGGCGCTTCGCCTGGGCCTGAGCCTCCTGGCGCTTGCGCTCCTCCTCGGCCTGGGCCTCCTCGCGCGCCTTGCGCTGGGACTCGATCTCGTCCAGGAACTTCTTGTTCTGCTCCTCGACGGTCTGAAGGCGCTTGTACAACTTGTCCTTCTCCTCAGACCGCGCCCGCTGGATGTCCTCGGCGGTGAACCGCGCCTCGGCCGGAGGGGTGGCAGGGGTCTCGACGACAGCGGCCGGGACGACGACAACGGGGTCGCCACCCTCGCCGGGCTGCGGAGCGCCACCTGCGATGGCGTGGATCGGACGGCCGTCCTTGCGGTACCCGAGAATCACGTCGGCGGGCACCGAGATGCCCGAGGTATTAAGCGTCATGGGGACGAACTCCTAGTCGGTACTTTTGTCCGGGTCGCGGCGAAGCCCAGCACGCGGGCCGTACGCCTGTGTCACGATTTCGTTAGTCATCTTCTGAATCTCAGGCGCAGTGATGTTGCCGAGTTCGACACCACCGGGAAGCGTCACCGGATTCGGACCACCAGGCTGCGGGCCGACGGGGTTTCCATCTGCATCAGTCTGGGGTGCAGGCGCCTCCGCCCCTTCAGGCGGCATTCCCGTCAACTGGAGAATACTCGAATCGATCTGCGCCTTTAGCATTCGCAGAGCGCCCTGCTGCTTGGCGTCCTCGATCTGCTCCTCGAATATCTCGCGGACCTTCTCGTCCGGGAACTCCTCGCCCAAATCGTGGAGGGCTCCGCGCATGGACTCAAGGCCCATCGACATCTTCGCCTGGATCTCGTTCAACTTGATGAGGGTGTCGACCGGGAGAGGGGCAGGCCATTCACACTCGGTGAAGTAGGCCATCGGGTCGAGAACATCCACCATCGGCGGCTGATCGTCCTTCATGATTCCCTCGGTGGAGGGGTCGTACAGCCGGGATTCCGGCTCGAAGGTGAACAGCGTCTTGAGGATGAGTTCGTTGACCTTCTGGAGGCCGACGGAGTACTGCATCTTCTTCTGGTCGTAGCGGGACATCATCGGCCGGTACATGATCGCGAGGGCGACACCGGACGTATTCGACGCGGGCTGCATTTGACCGAGCGCCGTTTCCGGAACGCCCGTGATCTCATGCATGGAACGCTTGATCATCTCAAGGTACTGAAGCGGCCCGGCGAGATCCACGCCATTCTCCAGGTTATACACTTGGGCTTCCTTGGGAAGTCCGCCCCACACCTTGCGTGGGCCCTTCTCAAGGTTGCTCGCTTTCGCGCCGCTGATGATCGTTACGGGGGCTGCGTGGTAATTGATGATGTCGCTGATATCCGTCGCCTTCTCGTTGTACTCACGGTTCAGCGAGATGATGTCGGCGATGTCCGACAGACCCCACGGAGAACCAGAGACCTGAGCATTGGCGATGTGCACGACCGGAATGGTCCCGAGAGGGTTCGGCCGGGAGTCGATCAACTCGTCATTCAGGTACTCCTCGATCGAGTCGTCCGTCAGGACCTCGACATAGGTGTACACCGAACGCGTCCCGTCTTCACCCGTCGCCCAGAAGCGGTACTTCAGTTTGAATCGGATCAGACGGTCCCGGTCGTGGGGGTGCCACTCCGGGAAGCAGAAGGAAGCGTTCAGGGGAAGGATGCGTACGCGGCCTGGGTGTAGTTGTCCCGTGCTGTCTTCGAATGCAGGCTCATACGCGACCTTGACGAAGGAGTCCCCGGAGATGCCGCCCTGCTGGCCCATCTCCCACAGCAACTGCTCCTTGCGGTTGTCGACCTCCCAGGCCCTCTTCAAAAGGCCCGGGATGATGTGCTCGTACTGCTTGACGCTCTTGAAGTGAACGCCCCTGCCGAATGTGAAATTGTTAATGTAGTCGGCGAACGCCTTCACGTAGTTGAACGTGATCTGAGCCTCGCCCGCTTCTCTCCGGTAACCCCAGTGATGACCCAGGTAGTATGCAAAGTTCTGGCTATACCGGTTCAAGCGAGGCCCGTGCACCTCAAACTCCTCATCGGCCAGTTCGACAAGGCCGAGAGGAGAGATCGACACCGTAAGGTCCGACCCCGAAGCCCGCATGCTGGGGCTCGCGAATGAGATTGCACCGCTCATGGGTAAACGACTCCGACTTTAGATCTCGACGACGCGCGTGGGCGCGAGGGAACGTGCAGACTTCTTCGCTGCACGGCGGCTCTCGAAAGGCTCCTCACCGCGCTGCACGACATTGCCGTTCGGCAGAACCTCGTGCAGGAAGTACTGGCGGCTCTTGGAGCCGTCCTCGGTCTCTACGGGAATGCCCCGCACCAGATAGCGTTCGTCGATCAGGTGCTTCCCAACCGTGTCCCCCTTTGACAGGGGCAGCTTGGGAAGCACCTCATCGACGGACGCCTTCGGTGCCCTGCGGCGGTCATGGAACGCAACCATGGATCAGTCGTCCACTACCGCCGGGGAAAGCCGCTCGTAGCGGCTGCCGTTACGCACGACCTCCTCGTAGGAGACGGCCGCGTAGTCGGAGAACGAACCGTGCGAGAACTCCCCGAGATACGTCGGGGCCTCGACCCACGCGGCAGAGCCGACGTGAACCCGCTCCGCCATGGTCTCCTCGGGGAACTTCTCGTAGACGTTCGCGTTGTGATTCGGCCGACCAGGCGCCGTGAGGTAGCCCTGCATGACGCCCTTGGTGAATTCATTCGGGACGTCCGTGTCAGTGGCCACGCCCTCCTCAAATCGAAGAGGACCGCGCCGGGCGCCGTTGTTGGCGACCTTGCGCTCGTAGACCGTGCCGACGCGCTCCTGGAACTGCGGGTCGGGTGCGAGATTTCCTGCCATTCCGTAATCCTCTTCCGATAGCGAAGGAACGCTTCAAGCGTAGGAGGATTACGGACGGCATTGTTAATACCGCTAAGAGAGACCGGCCCAGACAGTTCCGTTCGCCACGTTGGTAATGCTGCCCAGTGTGACCGCCCCGGGAAGTGAGGAAAGGCTGGAGCCGTAAGCGCCGAATCGGTAGGCGGAAGCCGTCAGGTTCACGTTGGCCATACCGAGAATCGCGTTGGTTCCTCGGGCCACCGTCGGCATGGTCGTCCCGGCCGACACCAGGAAGGCCACCCAGTACCAGCCTGGGGCTAGGGAATGGGAGATCCCCATCGCGGCCGACTTCACGCCGGTCGACGTCATCGCCGTGGACTGGTCCGGGCTCTGGTCGATGAGCACGCCGGAGGAGTTGTACAGGCCCACGTAGGTGCCGGACAGTCCTGCACCGACGTTGGTGACCGCGTACCAGAAGGTGCTGACCGACTTCGTGGTGCGGATGAACACCTTGGACAGCGCGAGGGCGCCAGAGGACAGGGCCACGCCGGACGGGTTGGCCGTGGCCGGGTCGTGCGTCCAGGTGACGAGGCCGTGGTCGGCGGGCACCGCGAAGTTGGCGTTGGTGAGGTCGAGCGCGGAGACATCGGCAGCGTTCAGCGTGATGCTCGTGCCGCTCTTGCCGTTGACCGTGGTCGGCGTTCCCTGCGCACCGGTATCTCCCTTGGGCCCTTGAGGGCCGGGCACGGTGGAGTCAGCACCGGCCGGACCGGTGGCGCCCTGCGGCCCCTGTGGACCCGCGCCGCCCTGCACACCCTGGGGGCCGGTGGCACCTGTGTCGCCCTTCGGGCCCTGCGGACCGGCCGGGCCGGGCACGGTGGAGTCGGCGCCAGCAGGACCAGCGGGACCAGGCACGGTGGAGTCAGCACCGGCAGGACCCTGTGGACCAGCAGGACCAGCAGGACCAGCAGGACCGGGGTCACCCTGGTCGCCCTTGGGGCCTGCTGCGGCCTGGGGGATGTTGATGGTGCCCATGGATGAGGGCACCTCGACGAGGGCGGCCAGGGACACCGAAGGCACGGCGTACGGCAGCGCGACGCTGTAGGGCCGCACGGTCTGCCCGGCCACGACACCAGAGACCTTGTAGGTGAAGTTCTTCGGGGACAGCGCCGCGTTGTCGGTGGCAATCAGAGGCACGGAGACCTGGCCGTTGACCAACTCGAACGTCTGGCGGCGCAGCCGGATCGTCGTACCCGAGACGGGGTCGACGAGGCTGTCTATGGAGGGGTCGAAGATGAACCGGCCCGTGGCGGGCTTACCTCGGTCGTCAAGGAAGGTTCCGGTGACGGTGACCGTCAGGACGGAGGACGGAAGCGTGGGCACAGACGGGTCCGTGCTGCTGGTCACGGTGGAGGGCTGCTGGGATGTCCAGCCCGGGGAATTCCACTCGTCGCCGTAGTAATCGTCGGCCATGCTATTCCTTAGCGCTGGAAGGGAGAATTGGAAACTTCGACCTCGGGCATCGTGTAGTCCTTGGTGAGGACACAAGCGAGTGCCAGGGAGTCCGCGTAGTCGTCGTGTGCGTCAGCCGCGCGCGGGGCTTCTGCCAGGACGTACGGGCCTTCGAATTTCTTCTCCAAGTCTTCCATCTGCTGACGGAAACGCTTGTAACTCTTGAGGCGCCGGGTGTAAGCGTGAGCGGGCCAGGAGATGTGTCCCCGGTCCATCAGTTCCATGAGGTGCTTCCAGCGCTTGGACTGCTCGGGGCGCTGGGAATTCAAGGGGACGATGTCGATGTGTGGCAGGAGGACCTTGAGCCGGGATATGACGACGTCACCGACTCCGCCCTCGTCGACCCCGATCGCCATCACGTTGTAGTTCGAGACGAATTCCACGATCCGGTAGTACTGGGCCTCCCAGTCCATGCCTGCGAGGTCGAGCCAGTTCAGGATCCGGTGCTCGAAGTAGCCGTACTCGTCGGGCTGCTCCCAGCGGACCCAGACGGCCGTGACGATCGTGCTGTCCTGCTTGCGGGCTGGGTCGATGCCGATGACGATCGGGCTGGCATGGTAGGCCGGGACGATCTGCATGGAGGTGTCGCCGAGGTCGTCCAGCCGCTCGGAGGTCGTGAACATGCCCTTGTCGAGCAGCCAGATGAGGCGGTAGGACAACTTGAATTCGTCGGAGTCCTCACCGATGCGCAGGAGTTCCTTCTTGACGAATTTCCGGTAGTAGTCGGACCACTTCGAGACCTCTTTCCAGTCGGCGTCGAAATGGTTCTGCCGGGCTCCCCTGCGAGTGGCGGTCCTCCGGTTGATCTGAATCTGGTTGTAAAACACCCCCTTCTCATAGGTGGGTGTGCCGGTGAATACCATCGTGGCATTCGTCGAGGCGCCCATCGGGCCGATCGACTTGTTGACCATCTTGGCGTCGGCGCCCTGGCACTCGTCGATAAGGATCAGGTGGTAGGTGCGGCCTTCGATGGTGGCGCGGGGGTGACAGGTCTGCTTTCGCACGAGACTGCCGGAGCGCTTGAGGGTAATGGAGCGGCCCTTGCCCTGCACGGTCTCGTCGATTTCCGGGTCCGCCATGATTTCCAGGGCATGTTCACTGGTGAGGCGGGCCACGATACGGCCGTACAAGTTATCCGCCTGCTCTTCGACAGGCGCAAAAGCGCCGACCCAGAGCCCTTCCTTGAACTTGCCCAGGAGGTCGGGGAAGATCTTCGCCAGCCGGGGCAGCATGATCATGCAGGCGGCGACGCAGTTGGCCACGGTCTCGCTCTTGCCGGACTGGCGGGAGAACAGCGCGGTGATGGTGGCGCCGTCGTCGATGATCAGCGACTCGATCAGACGGGCCGCGAAGGGGCGCTGGTAGGGGCGCAGCGGGTGGCCGGAGACCTCATCGACGATGACGAGGAGTTTGGCGACCAGTTCGTCCACGAACTGCTGGCTGGTCTGGTCGAGGACCACCTCGGTGTCGAGCCGGGCCTGGTGTTCCGCCTCGGTCTCGTCACTGATCGCGTCCTCGGACTCGATTTCCTCCGTAACAGCAGACACGCCTAACCCCAATCCGTTTACATTACGGATTCGAGATTAGGCGTTTCTGTCTACGGCTTTGTAATTATGGCTTGACAAGAGGTTCAGGGGTTCTTGCGGATGTCCCGCTTGCTCACGATCTGCTGGGCCCGCTGCCGGGTGAACCCGAACATCTCGCCGAGGCGGTCGAAGGTGTAGCGGCCCTTGTAGTAGACGGCCTCGACGAGGGCGTCACGCCCCTCCGTGGACACCGCCGGGTAGTCGTTGTAGCAGCGCTCGTCGCAGTACACCGCCGCATCCTTCTTGCCGACGCCGACCGTCCTGCGGCAGCCCCGGCAGCGGATCGCGACCAGTTCGGGATCAGTCATCGTCGCCACCCTCCGCCCGCTCGAACTCCATCGACTGGTCCTGGTCGAGTCCCGGCTCGTAGCCGAGGTCCTGATAGGCGTCGTCCAGGCCCGCCATGATCTCGGGGAAGTGCTCCTGGGGGAAGGTCACACCACGGCCGTACGCGTCGAGGGAGGGGATGAACTCGCGGACGTCCACAAACGTGCCGTCCCCCGGGGTGTCCACGGTGGAGACGTGCAACTCCTTGTCGAACACAAGCGGCACACGCTTGAACACCTTCCGGGCTTCGTCAGCCATGACCGCACTCCTGTCGATAGTCCATCCTGACCTTCGAGGCTACACCTCTGCAAGCAGTCTCGACAAGTCGCTTGACGAGCGAGTAGAGTGAAGACCCACGACAGTAGGAGACACACCATGGGCATGTACCCGATGCGCGACCCGGAGAAGTGCCCGAAGTGCGGCCGGAACCTTAAAGAGGACCCCAAGCCCGTACGCCCCTCTGTGCCCGGATTTCCGGACGATGTAGCGTTCGGCGAAGATCCGGCCTGTGGGGGGCGCTGGCACGTGTGGGACAGGACCTCTCCGCTGCGGAGCCAAGCACAACCGTATGTGGATGGAGCGACCCATGTCTGATGAGCAATTCCGCTACAACAGCATCAACCACCAGGTCGGCAACGCCCTCAACCCGAACCCGCCCGAGGGCTACGACCCGACGATGGACGCCATGCAGCACCAGTTGATGCGTGAGCAGCACGACTTCTACATGCAGCAGCAGCAGTACGCGAACCACCAGCCCCAGGGAGACAGCCAGCCTGACTTCCTCGACCGGATATTCGGTCTCTGCATGCTGATCTTCGTCCTCGGGTTCGTCGTCTACGCAGCGGTCGGCGCCGCTTTCGGCAACTAACCTGCGAGACTCCGCACAGAGAAGCCCCCGACTGATTTTGGGGATCAGTCGGGGGCTTCGTCGTATCACCGTGCCTGGCGCAGCGGCACGACGTTGTGCTGGGAGACCATCGAGGTCAGGAACGGCTGGCCCTTCATCGTCTCGTCCCGACGCCTGCGCTCCGAGGACAGGCCCAGGTACCGCTCCGTGGTCGCCATGGACGAGTGATGCAGCAGCGCCGAGACCGTACGGAGCGCGGCGTCGTAGCCGGACTCCTCCGACAGCTTGTCGAAGTACGCACGCGCCACGGCCCGGCGCACCGTGTGCGTCCCCTCATAGCGGGTCGGCAGGCCCAGCTTCTCCAAGGCCCCCTTCACGATCTTCTCCGTCCGCTCGACCGGCCGGTCCGGGTGCCACACGTACGGGGTCCGCTCGTACACCCGCCGCCCCAGGTCCTCGTCGAAGTAGTGCGTCTTGATCTGGTTGCCCGACCGCGAGGGGAAGAGGTAGTCGTCCGGCCGCAGCGGACGCCCGAGCAGTGCCGCGTACTCCTCGAACCAGATGCGCAGCTCCCGCTCCAGGTCGGCGGTCAGCGGCATCTCGTCCTCCTCCTTCGTCTTGATCACGGTCACGAAGACCTCACTCTGCGCGAAGTCGACGTCCCCGACCTTCAGGGCTTGCAGCTCGCTCGCGCGGCACGCGGTGTTCACGGCCGCCGCCAGGTACGCCCGGTGCATCGCGCACTCGGCCTGGTCCAGGAGCTGGAGGAGGATCCCCGGGGCGGGCTGCATCCGCTTGCGCAGCGGCTCGGGCAGCGGCTCGACCAGGGAGAGGTAGTTGTCCAGCGGGGCGTGTCCGTTGGCGCGGGCGTAGGCGAAGAACACCTTCAGGCGCTTGCGGTAGTGGTTGTGTGTCGTCGGTCCGACGGCCGCGCGCAGGGCCTGGCCCTTGATGCGGGTGACGTGGATGTCCATGAGCCCGCCGTCGCCGTAGAAGAAGTCCCGGACGAGCTGCGGGGTGAGGTCGTCGAAGCTGGGGTTGCCGAGGTGGTCGGCGAAACGGGGCAGCAGGCTCTCGTCCGTACGCATGGTGTTGTCGGCCTTGGCCACGCGCCGGTTGTCCAGGTACTCGTCGATCGCGCTGCGCAGTGCGGTGGTCACGCTGCCTCCTGTTGCGGGGTGTCGCTGCGGACCTCAGCGTATCGACGTCAAGCGACCTTGGCAATCCCCTTCACAAGGTTCGAAGGTAGACGTAATCCGGAAGCCGTAGTAGCGTTCCTGGCATGACGAACCTGACAACGCTTAATACCTCGGGCTCCAACGAGCCCCAGGTCACCGTGACCCTCACCAACAACCGGATGGAAGACAGCCGCTGGAACCGGCTCCTCACCATCCTCTTCACCCCGCAGGACGAAGACGCGCCCGCAGCGAGCTAGCACAACTCCCCCACACAAACGGGCCGTTCCCCATATACTGCGCTGATCAACAAGACGGGCCTGCCCACCGCGAGTCTAGGCGCGGGGACAGGCCCTTGATCAGTCTGTAAAGGAGACTGAGCCATGGCCAGCATAGCGGCTGAACGCGCCCGCGCACGGGCTGACAAGGTCAACAGCGCCCGCCCCGGAACCCCCAACAGCTTCAAGTCCGCCACCGCGCTCGCACGCATCGTCAAGCGAGTCGGCGCCTACCTCCGGGTGTCCACCAAGGACCAGGTCATCGGCTACGGCCTCGACGTCCAGCTCAAGGGCATCCAGGACCACGTCGATGGCAAGAACGCCATCGAGCAGCGCAACGGCACCAACATCGTCTGGGAACTCGCCGAGATCTACGAGGACGCAGGCGAGTCCGGCGCCAAGCAGGACCGCCCCCAGATGATGCGCCTGGAGCGCGACGTCCGCGACAAGAAGATCGACGTCGTCGCCGTCCACAAGTTCGACCGCATCGGCCGCACCGGCCGCGCCTTCTGGCACTGGGTCTGGGCCCTCGAAGACGCCGGAACCTCGATCATCTCCACCACCCAGGAGATCGACACCACCACCACCCACGGCGTCACCGCCCTCCAGCAGCTCGCCTCCTTCTCCGAGATGGAATGGCGCACCATCCTGGAGCGCACCCAGAACGGCCTCAACATGAAGGCCGCAGCCGGAGGCTGGACCGGAGGCCCCCCGCCGTACGGCTACCGCATCGAGAACCAGGGCAAGCGCGACTCCAAGCTGGCCCTGGACCCCCAGGAGAGCCGCACCCTCGAACTCGCCGCCCAGCTCATCGTCGAAGGCGGCTACACCGTCGACCGTGCCGCCCACATGCTCAACCTCATCGGCCGCCTCACCCGCAAGGGCGTGGCATGGACCGGCTCCAACCTGCGGCACAAATTCCGTAACACCGCCCTGGACGGATTCGTCGTCTACCGCAACACCGACGAGGTCGTCAACAAGCGCCGCAAGCGCGCCACCAAGATGAACCCCGACGGCTCCCCCAAGCACGGACCGATGATGATCATCGACACCCCGATGGTCTTCGACATCGACCGGCTCATGTCCATCCGTCACGCGCTCCGGCGAAACGGCGGCTGGACCCACTCCGGCAACTACAAGTACCACCCGCTCAGCACCCGCGTTATCGGCGAATGCGGCGCCCACTACACCGGGGTCCACGTAAAGATCGAGGACCGCCGCACCTACCGCTGCTCCGGCAAGAAGTGCGGCGACTCCGTTATCGACGCCGTCGCGCTGGAAGAGATCGTCTGGGACAGCCTGAAGAAGTTCCTCGGCGACAAGTCCAAGCTGCGGGAGATCGCCAAGGACTGGGTCACCACCGCGCCCGATCACCGGGAGATGTATGTCGCCCGTATCGACGAACTCGAAAAGGAGGTCGCGGGCCTTCTCGAACTCACCACGACGACGCTGGTGAATCTCGCAACGGCAGGAGTCGACGCGCGGGCGATCAATTCAGCCGTCGCGAAGATCAACCAGGACATCAGCCTCAAGCAGACGATGCTCGATGACGCCCGGGACATGCTGTCGAAGTCCGAGGAGGCTGCACAGCGCGCGGAGGATTTCCAGCGGCTGGTCGAGATCGCCAGCTTCAACCTGGAGAACATCAACGACCGGCAGAAGTCCGAGATCATGGACCTGCTGGAGATCCAGGTGACGCTTATAGGGCCGGTTCCGCTGGAGCGTCGCTTTGGGCCGGGGTCAGAAATCGAAGCGTGGCACGTCGAGCGTGGGCGTATGCCGAAGGAACTCACGGACGAGCTGTGGGAGCAGATCAAGCCCAACATCCCGTTCCGGGTCACCAAGCGGAGCCTGGACCTTCGACTGCTCGTGGAGGGGCTGATCCACAAGGCGCGTACGGGCTGCCCCTGGGATGAGATGCCTGAGCGGTTCCCCGACAAGAACGCTCTGCGCTCCCGCTGGAGGGCCTGGAGGGGCGGGACGTGGGAGAGCTTCATGGAGCCGCTTCTGGAGGCCGTACCGGTCCGTCCACTGCGTCAGGCGCCGCTTCCGCCCATGCGGGTGACGGGGAACATCGACCCCCGTCTGGTCGAGTTCACGAACGGCAAGCTGACGAGCCAGGTTCCTCACTCTGGCGCACCGACATCCAGGGGATCGTTCACGTACATCATCAACGTGGCTGATCTGCGATTGGCCGTCTGACCTGCGGAAACGCTGAAGGCCCCTACCCGATCAGGGTGGGGGCCTTCTTCATGCCTCCCGACGGGAGAGGACATCCAGCACGCCGAGCAGACTCTGGGCCCCTCGGCGGGCCTCCAGCAGACTCTCCGGCGTGGACTGCTTGCGGTAGTCGTCGAGCGCCTTCGCCAGGCCCGAGCCGACGCTGTCTGCCCAGTCCAGCACGTCGCCCGTGGGGAGCCGGTCCAGACGCTTGGCGACCTTCCCCCGGACCGGGTCGACCATCTCCTCCGAGGCGCCGTCAGCGCCCTGCCACAGTCCCTTCAGAACAGCCCAAGCGCGCACAGTGCCTCATACTCCTCGTCGGTGTCGTCCGTCTTCTGGGCCACGACCCTGCGGGCCGCCGCCTTCTCTTCCTCGGTGTTCTCAGGTGAGGAGGGCATCGTCGACCTCCGCGTCGAATCTGTGGGCGTGGTCGCGGATGTCGTCGGTCGACAGTGCGTTTCCGTATCCCTGGAGAGCGGTATAGAGAGCGTCGCTTTCCGAGCGCCAGGTGTGGCGCCAGCGGCCGAGGACGATTCCCTTGCCCGGCCATATCTTCAGGATCACGGAATTGGAGCGCCGATAGGGCGGCTCTATCTCGTCCGTGGGAGCGCGGTGGATAAGTGGCGTATGGGGGCGCAGGTTCACCGCGTGAACGAAGAAGGGCCCCACCCCATGTGTATTCGGCATGGGAAGGAGCCTATTCTCCGGGCCGCCGGAAATGGTAAATCAGTGATCGCCAGTGGGTTCGTCGAGATCGTGTTCCGGTGCGTAGGCGAAGTTGTTCAGCGTCCGGTTGATTGCGCGGCCGGGGCTCTTTACGCGCTTGAAGTTCCGCCAGACATTTGGCGGGACGTTGTAGTAGCCGTAGACCTGGCCATTCCTGAACCGTACCCGTAGCGTCTGAGAATCCTTGTCGTATCCAGCGGCAAGAGTTCTCGGGCGCGGCGGATTGATCGAGGGGGTCGGCTGGTATGGGAGGAGGTCCCCGTCGTCGCCGTCTTTCGCCAGTTGGATTGCGTCGGCGAGTTCCTGCGACATTATCCGGCGGGATCCCGGAGGGGCGCTGGGGGTTGTTCGGGGCGGTTCTGGGGTGGTCGGCATGGAGAACAGGCTGAGCTGTTCGAAGTCGCTGCCGCGCTTGTTCGGGCCGCGCGGTCCTCTGCGTGCCACTGTGTCTCCTTAAACGCAGCCGCCCCTGCCCCGGTGAAGGGAAGCAGGGGCGTGTGAGGCTGCTTGGGTCAGGCCGGGACGTTGTCGACCGTGGAGGCCACCGCTGGGGCGTTCTCGGCACCGGGAGCGGTCGCGGTGCCCGCGTTGCGGGTGCCCTCGTAGACACCGGTACCGGCGAGGCGGTCGTCGCCCTCCGGGCCACCCGGGTGCTTCGCAGCCTCCTCCGGGCTCAGCACGACGAGACCGGCGTTGTGAGTGGCCGGGTCGACGCCGATGGCGCGCTGGGCGGCCGGGTCGGGCAACTGGGCCGGGACGAAGACCTGGCCGGGGATGGCGTCCACGTTCTCGTACTTGGTGCCGTGCTGAACGGTCCAGCCGAGGTTGGGGTGGTCCCAGTCCGAGGAGCGGCCGGGGACGACCGCCGGGATCGCGGCCGGGGTCTCGCCGACGGGGGCCTCGGTGTTCTTTGGAGAAGGCACTGTTTTCCTCTTTCGCAGGTTTACCGGTTCTGCTGGACGGTCCAGCCCGGTTCCTGCACCGGACCCTCTTCGTCCTCTTCAAGATTATGAGGGCAGTCAGTCCCTGAATAGACATGCTGGCCGTCTACGAATACGCAGCGGGATGTGTACATGTGGGTCTCCTACAGGGAACTGCCTGCCTCGGTATTTGAGCCTAGCGGCATTCCGGCCGGAGTTTCCCATGGCTGCATTCCGGCGAACTGGTCGGCGGAGAGTAGGGACTGCCGGAGGGGGCTGCCGCCCACGGTGAAGGCGTAGCCGCCTGCATAGGCATCACCGGTGGCGGGGATGGGTTCAGGCGCCTTGCGCATGGTTCTCCTCCCGGGCCTGGGCGAAGCCGGTGCGCAGCCGTACGAGGCGCACCCTGGTGGTGCGCAGTCGGCTCATGTGCTCAGGGGTCGAGCCGACGACCTTGACCACTTCGTCTATGCAGCGGTCTACGAGGTCTTCGAGGTCGGCGATGTCATCGCGTCTCGTCTGGGGCAGCAGGGGCATCACGGCCTCCTCCGGCGGGGCCGGGGGCCTCCGTCGCTCTGAAACAGGTCCAGTACGTCTTCCAGGACGTCGGTGACGGTGGCCTGGGTGGCTACGCTGTCCCGGGTGGCCTGGACGAGGTCCTTGGCTGCGGAGACCATCTGCTCGGCGAGGGGCACGACCTTCTCGGTGAGGGCGCGGAGTCGCTTGTTCTCTTCGACTTCACGTCGGTATGCCTTGCCGGAGACGACGACTTCGGTGACGAACACGGCGAATATGAAGGCCGCGATCGGGCCGAGGACCAAGGGGTTGTCGACGGACAGTCCGCCCCCTCCTGGTCCCGAAGCGAGCAAAAGAAACATCCCGGGTACCGTCCGTCGCTATTGGGGCTTGCGACTTTAATGGTACCCGGGATGATTCTTGGCGTATTAGGGCTAGAGATTAAGTCCCTTCTTCTGGAGTCGGTTCTTCAGCTTCACGAAAGCCACGCTGACCGGGGTAAGGCCGCAGATCTCGGGAATCTGCTTCTCTCGGTCTTCATCCGTCCAGTCCTTCCGTGGCTTGTCGAGGGGCGGTGGGGTCCACTTGAGGTGGTTGCCTCCGGTGACTTCGATCGTCCAGCCCTGCTTCCGGGCCGTCTTGGCCAGGGCCTCGGTCTCCTTGTTCGTGCCGAGCTTTCCACGTCCGCCGCTTCCAGCAACTGCCTTGCCCTTGGGGGGCATTGGGACCTCCTAGGTCGAGTAGTACTTGGTGACGTAGTAACTGTATGGGTGACCAATACGGCTTCGCAAGCAACTTCACGAAACCGGTTGACGTGACCTAGGCCACAAACCGACAAGTAAGTATTGACGATCGGCACATGTAAGGTCCACCTAACTACCGATCGTTCGGGTACAGAGAGTGAAGAGTCCCAGGACAGCACAAAACCCCGCCTGCCAGTGTGGCAAACGGGGCTGAGTGCGGCCAGGTTAACGGCCGATCGTGTTGCGGCGCCGCAGCGGGTCTCCTCGCTGGGCATCCACGGGAACGATCTGCGTGGGTGGATCCACGTCCTCGGGAAGGTCCTCCAGCTTGGTCCAGTAGGGCTCGATCCACTTGGTGTCGGACTGGGTGCGCTCCCCGGCCTTACCGGGACCGAACCAGACCGTCTTGAAATGCCCGGCCCGGTGCTGGGGCCCGTACTCGATGCCAGAAGGGATGGAGATGTCGGAGCGAGGGGCGTGGTTGGCGCGCTTGCGGGCGTCGTGCAGCTTGGGACCGATGTACCAGCCGACGCGGACCCAGAACGGCTCACGCTCCTTGCGCTGGCGGCCCTTTCCGGTCTTCCGCTTCCGCTGAGCCGTCAGCCACTCCGGGGGCTCCTCGACGTCCCGGTTGTCACAGCACAGGTAGGTGATCACCGAGAAGGTCTTTTCGAGCAGCGGCCGGAAGGACTTCATCGCCCGGCGCAGCTCCGCGTCGTCGACCACGGCGCCCTGCCACTGCTCCACGTGCTTGATCGCGTCCTGGGCCGAGAACTTCTCCATGCTGGTGGGCAGCGGCATGAAGTCCCGTGCTCCGCCAGCGATGATCTCGCCAGTGTCCTCGTCGACCACGTCGTAGAGGTACAGGACGCCAAGGCCCTCGCGCTGCGGGTCGTTGGTGTTGCACAGGGCCCGCCCCACCCATCCGAAGATCATGAAGGCGCGGACCCAGCCGCCTTCCTTGGTGCCCCGGCCCGGTCCGGCTGGCCAGGGGTCCGGCAGGACCACCATCGGGTTGATGTGCGGGAGCTGGTCGAAGATGCGACCGGGAACCGTGCCCATCCGGGAGCGGGCCAGCGCGTCGGACAGCTCTTCGTGGAGGTCGTAGACGACGCGGCCGTTGCGCTTCCACAGCTCGCACACGCCGATCTCACCCATGAGGTCGCCGACCTGCTCCAGTGTCTGCTTGCTGAACTGGGTCTGGTCGTGAATGTCCCAGTGGAGGGGGATTCCCCGGATCAGCCCGTCCAGCCGCCTGGCGATCTTGGGTTCGGCCCGCAGCTCCGTGCTGGCCTCCGTGAGCATGGCGATGTGCTTCATCGCGCGCTCGTGCGCCTCGCTACCCCTGCGGGTCCTGTCCTGGTGTGCCATCGGTCCCTCCCTGACGTGCAAATTCTACGGGCAGGAACTTACTCCGGACGTTACGTGTTGTCAAGCAGTCTTTTTAATTAACTTGACGCCATCGGGCAATACGAAGCCCCGGCCACTGCCTCGGGGGAGGAGCAGTGAGCCGGGGCTTCCATCCGACCGCCGAGGGGATGATCCACAGCGGCCGGGGGGACCTGCCCTGTCAGGGGACCGACAGGGCAGGGGCTTCAGGCGGGCCGTCGTCGTGCCGCACGACTCGGTGGTAGTTCGTCGTGGTCTGCCGGTAGCCGAAGTGCGCGGTGCGGCCCGCGTGCTTGAGCGCCCACTCCTGGCACTGCTCGTACGGCAGGCACCCGGAGGTCTCATCGCAGGAGGTGCACGCCATCTCCTCCATGTCCTTCTCGGCGGCGGGCTCCGGGCCGATGGAGTGGTTCACGAAGCGGTACAGGGACTTCGTCGTCACAACTCCCCCCGGCTGCGGGCGTTGGCCAGCGCGACCCCGGCACTCAGCAGCTCGGACGCGGTGGGCTGGCGCAGGTCGGCCTTCGACGTCCACCACTCCGTCCCGCCGGTCCGCTTACGCATGGCGCACCGCTCGGGGCCGACCTCCATGACCTCGGCCACCAGGTTCTTGGTTGCGTCGTAGGCCAGGGAGTGCGGTTCGGGCTCGTACCACTGCTCAGGCATGGCTGCTTGCCTCCTCGGTTGCCGCGACCTTCTCCCGCAGCTCGACCAGCTCGACGAGGAGGGCCGCCAGGTCCTGGGCGACGTCGGGGCGGCACCGGCCGAGTTCGACGAGCGGGCTGGACATCGCGCTGTACTCCCGGTCGAGGGAGGGGAACGTGACACCCACCGCCGCCAGCGCGGCCTTGAGGGACTGGACCGCGTCGGTCGTCTCCTTGGTGGACCACGTGGTGGGGGGTTGCCCCTGCCTCTTCGCTCTCGTCCCCGCCATCTGCGTCTCCTTCGCCGAGCCCAACGAACGTGCATCGAACAGCAGTTGGAAGAGTGAGTGACGACGCCACCACCCTCCGCGAGTAGCATCCTCCCCATCCGTCTGTCATGCAAGTGCATGAGCTGAGCAAGTGCACGTAAGGATGAAGGCTGTTCCGTGCTAAGAGGGGGTGGCAGACTGTGAGGCAGTACCCGCAACCAGGGAGGTCCCGTTGGCAGCCAATCCGACCGTGCTGAAGCGACGGCTCGGTAGAGAGCTGCGCAACTTGCGCCAGACCAAGAACCTGACGGCCGCGCAGGTCGCCAAGTCGCTCAACTGGTCCGAGTCCAAGGTCAGCAGGATCGAGGGCGGTAAGTCGCCGCTCTCAGACAAGGATGCCAGAGCGCTACTGGGCCTGTACGGAGTTGATAAGTCTGAGGAGATCCAGCAGTTCGTCGGACTCGTCCGCCGAAGCCGCCAGGAGGGGTGGTGGCACAGCTACGGCGACGCGCTCCCGGACTGGTTCAAGGCGTTCGTGGGCTTCGAGGCCGATGCGTCCGAGATCCGGATCTACCAGAACGAGCTGATCCCGGGACTTCTCCAGACCAAGGCGTACGCCTTCGAGGTCATCCGCGCGATGAACCCGGAGGAGACGACCGAGCAGGTGGAGAACCGGGCGTCTCTCCGCTTCGAGCGGCAGGAGATCCTGGGCCGCAAGGAGCCTGCCCCGCCGAGGATTTGGACGATCCTCAACGAATCAGCCCTGCGTCGTTCCGTCGGGTCTGGAATGGTGATGGCCGAACAGCTCAATCACGTGGCCAACCTGGTCGACGAGCACCCGGGTGTCACTGTTCAGATTCTCCCGTTCGACGCCGGGGCCCACGCAAGCATGGGGTACAACTTTTCGATCTTGTCGTTCAGCGACGTTCCAGGCAGCATCGCCTACACCGAGGCGCTGACGTCCGCGACGTACATCGACAAGGAGTTGGACCTCGGCCGCCATGACCAGATCTTCCAGCGGCTCATGGCGGCATCCGTAAGGCCAGAGAAATCCGTTTCCTGGCTCAGAGAAACAGCAAGGGACTACGACCGTGCATAACGACCAGCCGCTGATCTTCGTCAAGAGCAGCTACAGCAACGGACAGGGCGACTGCGTCGAGGTCGCCAAGACGGCCGACGGCGGCCGTGCCGTCCGCGACTCCAAGAACCCCATGGGCGGTACCCACTTCCACACACCGGCCGGGTGGGCCGCGTTCCTCGACGGCGTGAAGGCCGGGGACTTCGACGCCTGATACGACAGAAGCCCCCGTCTCCCACCGGAATGGGTAGACGGGGGCTTCCGCATGTCCTACACCCACTCTCCAGTGAGTGCACCGTGGACGTCGGCCTCGCGGTAGGTGTCGGGCTTGAGGATCTTGCCGTCCTCGCGGCGGATCACCTGGCCGTTGGGGCCGACCTTGCTCATGTTCGAGCGGTGGACCTCGGCGAAGATCGCTTCGAGCGGGATCTCCAGGAGGTCGGCAGTGCCGTAGACGACGTACAGGACGTCGGCCAACTCCTTGGCCAGGGCCTCGTACCAGTGCGGGGCCTCGACGACGTGCTTCCGGCTGAGGAGCATGTCCTGGTTGGCCTCGAAGTGGTCGTCCATGATCTGGGCCTTGCGGTAGTTCAGAAGGGCCTCCAGGGCCTCCTGGACCTCCTCGGCGATGAGGGTGGACCGCAGGGCGATCAGGTCGTCCCGTCCGGCGTCCTCGCGCTCGATGAACCGCTTCTCCCCCACTGCCTGGTGCCACTGTCTCAACGACGCCATCGGCCGGTGGGGGCGGGTATTAAGCCAGGTCTTCGCTGTCACTGTCTGGTGCTCCTCGCGTATGGGGTGGGGTGGTCAGAGAACGTCGGCGATGTCGCCCGGGTCGACCGCCAGCGGGAGGCGGCCGTCGTCGAAGAGATGGATGCCGTTGCGGCTGTAGGCGAGGTCGCACAACTGGGCGCACTGGAGCCGGTCCTGGCGTGCGATGCGCTGCGCGATCCGGTCCGACCAGAAGCCGAAGAACCGGAGCCCGAGCGCGAGGTCGTCGAGCCAGCCGTAGCCGATGCCCTTGCCGCCGTTGGCCTGGGCGAAGCCGAGGGCGGTCTCCCAGATCTTCTCCCGGGTCTCGTCTGGGATGACGGTGTGGGTGTTGTACTTCGCCTTCGGGTACATCGAGATGTGGCCGATGCGGGCGCCGCCGGGCTGGGCCTCGACGAGGAGTCCGGCCGGGCCGACGATGAAGGCGTGGTTGTAGCGGGAGAACGTCAGCAGCCGGATGCCCCAGCCGATGATCCCTCCGGTCGCGGTGACGCCGATCGAGCCGACCGGGGGCGGGGTGCCGTCAGCCACTGTCTTCCTCCAGGGTGTACTTGCCGATGAAGTCGATCTGGAACAGGTGCGGTGCCCGCTCGGCCTTCTCCCGCCAGTCCGTGACGTGGAACTGGCGGGAGTAGAAGAACGTCTTGGGCTTCCAGCCCGATGGGACCTTCAGCAGGACCCGCACCTTCCAGACCGCGTTGTCGCGGGCTGTCTTCACTCAGCGCCCCCGGAGGGGGAGGTATTAAGCAGGCTGAGGATGGTCGCGGTCTCGGTGGGGACCTGCATGAACGGTTCGGCCAACTGCACGGCGACCTGGGTGAAGGCGTCGCCGATCTGCTCGTAGATGCCGCCCATGCCCTCCAACTTCTCGGAGAACTCCAGCAGGGAGCCGACGACGTCCTTGATGGACACGTACGTCTCGCCGTCGTCCTCGCCGACGATGTAGTGGTAGGCGGCCTCGTGGTCGGAGGCGATCTCGGTGACGATGCTCAACGGGTTCTCCAGGGTCGTGGTGGCGGTCTCAGAGCCAGATGCGGTGTTCACTGGTGACGCGTCCCTTCTCGGGGTGGACGAAATGGAGTCGCTGGGAGGGGTCTCCCGTGGCCGCGACGAACTCGTGGGCGTACACATTGTCCGATTCGGGGCTTCCGGTCATGTAGACGGAGCCGCCGTTGGCCAACTGCAACTGCATCGACTGGTGGTAGTGGCCGATGTACAGGTCCCGGAACGTCGGGAGGACGCCGGAGGCCCACTGGTTGGCCTTGCGCAGGATGCCGTAGGCGGGGATGTTGCCGCCGAAGGACTTGATCTCGTCGCCGTGGATGGCCATCGCCTTGTAGTTGCCGATGGAGAAGTTCTGGTACCAGTCCCCGGAGGTCTGGAACTTCGTCAGCCGTCCCTCGTGGGCCAGGCGCTCGCGGACGATGTTGTAGACCATGCGGTCGACGTTGTCGGACGCCTTGATGCCGTCGGACTTCTTGCCCAGGCGGCCGTGGTTGCCGTACTCGGCGACGACCTCGACCTCGTCGTAGACCTGGAGGGCCTTCTTGATCGTCCACATCATCAGGTCGGAGACGTCGAACATCTGCTCGTAGAGCGTGCCGTCCAACTCCCAGACCTGGCCGGGGAAGATCGAGACGCCTTCGACCATGTCCCCGGTGAAGAGGAGGACAGCCTTGCGCACGGGGTGGTCGGCGCGCTGGATCTCGGTGATCTCGGTGGCCTTCTCGACGTAGCGCATCACCCGGGTCCGCATGATGGTGCGGTCGTAGGTGATCGTCTTCTTGCCGCCCTGCCAGTCGGTGAGGTGCCACAGGGCGACCTCGGCGGCCTTGGTGCGCTTGTCGGCCTTCGGCGGGGTGACCGGGGTCGCTCCGACGAACTGGGCGGCGTCCCGGGCGGCCTTGTAGACGGCCTCGATGTACTCGTCGCCGCGCGTCTTGGCCTTGGTGAACTGCTGGAACAGGCGGCGGTTGTCGGAGGTCAGGGACTCGATGCGCTCCCTCAGCACCTCCTCGTTCTCGGCCACTGCCTCGGCCGTGCCCTCCTCGGGCAGGGTATTAAGACGCTTCGGTTCCTTGCCCGGCTCGACGAGGATGGCGCGCTTGTAGCCGTTGGCCTTGCGCCAGCGCCGGACGGCCGTCTCAGACGTCTCGATGCCGTTGAAGACGAGGTCCGCAGCGGCGGCCTCGTGTCCGACGGTGGGGTCCATCAGGATCTCGCGGACCCACTCGACGTCAGTGGAATCGGTAAGGGCGCTCAAGGTGGTTCCTCTCGCAGAGGGTTGGTGGTGCCGGACCTCCCGGCCCGACAGGGATTACGTTATAGCGATTACGGCTTCCATGTCAACACTCACTCCTGGAGTGAACCGTCCTCACTCTGGGGTCAACCGGCCCACTCGGACCTGTGACCTGCGCAGACTATCCTGATAACTGGTTCAGAACCAGTAATGAGGAGACCTCTTTAATGAGCGGTATCGGTGGCAGCACCTTCATCCTGACCAACAACGACCTGTCCGTGGCCCAGCCGGTCCCGTTCGGCGCCGAACTGGTCGCTATCTACGCGAACCTGGGCACGCTGGGCTCGACGCAGTCCACGTTCCAGGTCAACAAGAACGGCTCCGCCGTATCCGGGGCGGTCGCCGCCGTCGCGGCCAGCGCGACCAAGGGCAACAAGGTCATCAGCAACCCGTACATCGGCGTGAACGCGGGCAACCAGGCGGGCTGGACCGACCAGCAGGCCGCGACCGTCCCGTTCACCGCGAGCCAGGGTGGCGTGAACAACGTCTCCGCGCTGGCGACCTTCGCGGCCGGTGACACGGTCTCGCTGACCAACACCCTCGGCACCTCGGCTGCCAACCCGGGCGTGGTGCTGGTCTTCAAGACCCTGTAAGACCCCCAACCACGAACCCCCGGGCCACTGTTCAGACGGAGGTCCGGGGGTTCGTTGTATCCAAGGAAGGAAGCCCATGTTCTGGTACTGCGATGACTGCAACGGCTGGGGCGTGTCCGGGACGGAGGTCGACATGGCGGTCGACAAGCAGCGGCACCTGGACGCCCACCAGGCCCCCGACACTCCCCCACCGTCCGAGGAAGAGCCGGATGAGGTCACTGTCTGGACTCTGAAGAACGCGGCGTGGGGTATAACGGCCGTCCTCGGGCTACTGTCCGCCCACTACACGTCCCTGTTGGGGGTATCTGCGGTTGCGGCCCTGCTCACGTTCGTGGTGACCGGCATCGGAGAATGACCGAGCCCCGGCAACCTGATGGGTTACCGGGGCTTACGGGGGCTCCCCCACCTGGACTCGAACCAGGAACCCTGCGATTAACAGTCGCATGCTCTGCCAATTGAGCTATGGAGGATTGCGTACCCAAGGTGGGACTTGAACCCACACGCCTTTCGGCGCCGCTTTTGAGGCGGCTGACTGTGCCAATTCGTCTACTCGGGCGAGCGTGCTCCGCACTGTTGTATCCGGTTTAGCACGGGCACTCCAGTCCAGGTGTCTTACCGGTCCCGGACTTTCTTACAGGTGAATCCTACTTCACCGTGTAGCGCCCGTAGTAAACGGACTTCGACCACGGCGAGTAGTAGTTCACGCCCTTACCGGGGCGCTCCGCTTCCAGCCACTTCGTCGAGGAGACGTAGATCGCCACGTGGTAGACGTGGCCGCTGGAGTCGTGAACGAAGACCAGGTCGCCCTTCTGGGGCTTCGAGACCTTCGCGCTGGCGTGGTACTGGTCGCTCGCGACGCGGGGAATCGACTTCCCCAGCTTCTGGAACGAGTAGTGGGTCAGGCCGGAGCAGTCGAAGCCCGCCGACGGCGAGGATCCGCCCCAGACGTACCGCGTGCCGATGTACTTGGCGGCCTGGTTGACGATCTTCGTGCCCGACGAGGTCGAGCTGGTCGTCGAAGCGGGCTTGGCAGGTGCCGGGGTGGCCGATGCGGCCAGGAGGATCCGCTCTCCCGGGTAGATCCGGTTGGGGTTGGATATGTGGTTGATGGACGCGAGGTGCTGATACGTCGTCTTGTGGGATTTCGCAATCCCGCTCAGTGTGTCTCCGCTTTTCACGGTCACGTAACTGGCGGCTGCTTCGGCGACCGAAGTCGCTATCGGCGATACGGCCAGTGCTCCCGCGAGAGCGATTCCAGCGATCCTCTTATTCATGATGCACTCCGCACGCCTGCGAAATTAGGTGACGGGCTCGGGTAAGTGCTGTTCCCTACCACAAATGTTTCTGCGGATTCGCCCCAGTACTGCGTTTCGGTCTCCCGCCCCTGTTCAGGGTTGATTGCAGTTTTTGTCCAGGAACAGGGCTCGGCGTCTGGACAAAGTGGCCCCCCTTGGAATCGCACCAAGATCTCCCGCTTTTCAGGCGGGCGCATTAACTGTCTCTGCCAAAGGGCCGTGAAGTCTGGACGGCAGGATTCGAACCTGCGACCCCCTGCATCCAAAGCAGGCGCGCTACCGGGCTGCGCTACGTCCAGAAGTTGATGGCTACACATTACGGTATCAAGATTGGTCCTTGTCAACCCCATTGAGCAACTAGCTTGCCATGGAGAGACAGTTCCCCGCCGGGTCTTACGCCTCGCTTGGGGTAGCGAGCCGAGGAGGCTGCCCTAGCGGGCGGGGAACGGGAAGCGGCCGAGGCAGAACGCCGTCAAGGCCGGGATGAGCGCGGGCATGCTGGCGGAGGGGAGGTTGCTCCCCTGGCCCGGCCGTCGCTCGCTCATCGTGTTCATGCATCCTTTTTACAGGATCACGGTTACGGGTTTGTAATCAGGCCACTGCCCCGTTTCCCTCGCGCGAGGCGGGGGGTAGGGCACTGTCCAGAGCAGCAAAAAGGGCCGGGGGGACGCCGTTGTCCCTCCGACCCTTGCCAGGGCGTATGTCAGCTCTACTTGTGCGCGGCCTCGAACTCGCGGATGAGGTCCGTGGGGATCCGGCCGGTGTGGGCGATCTCCCGGCCCTGCTCCTTCAGCCACTGGCGCACGTCCGCAGCCGTGAAGGTCTGGCCGCCCCGACCCTTGATGGCCTTCAGCACCTGCGTGCCGACGCGCTTCTCGGTGTTGTGGGCGATGGAGGTGAAGGGCTCCAGGGCACCGACCATGAGCTGCTGATGGTCCCGGCATAGATCCATGAAGTATCTCGTCGTCCCGACCGTGATGGCCGTGGCCTCGTTACCGGGGACGTCCTGGCCGCAGGTTTCGGTCTTGCGGCCGTGCTTCACCTTGAAATCGCAGAACTTGTCAACACTGACGCGCTCACCCATGAATGATCACTCCTTAACGGCCCCCGCTGCTGGTCGAACGTCGGGCACGTTGGCAATATTGCCTCTCAGGCAGGGCCTTGTCAAGCGTCTTGCGTCACACGCTCGACAAGGCCGTATCAATAAGACCTATTTGAGCAGCGACTCCGCCTGCCCCAGGATACTCGTCACTACGGTCTCGACCGGGGTGTCGATCCTCGGCCTGGACGGCGGGGACAGGGCGGGAAGGTGCTTCAGGGGCGTCTGGTCGGCCCGATTGGGGGTCTTCGATTCCGTCTTCCCGGAAGTCTTCACGCGCGCCCCGTCGCGGTGCTTCGTGGGAACCCTCCGGTGCTTTCCGGCGGGCGCTTTGGGCTTGTCGGCCGTCGTGGTGGCGGTCTTCTCGGGGGACTGGGCGGCCATCTGGTAGCTGGAGCCGGTGGGCCGGTAGGTGTTGACCACAGCGGTGCGGGCACTCGTGGCGACGGCCGTCTTGGAGGGCTCAGGGACGGGCACGTCGTTGCCTGCCATGTCGGGGCGGTCCATGGGGTGTGTTCCCTGGGCGTGAAGGTCCATGGCGGCCTCGGCGGTCATGCCGATGAAGAACGGGGCGATGGTGGCGGCCACGGTGAGCATGATCCGGCGCTGCCAGGAGGAGCGGGCTACCGGCTTCTTGGCCCGGTGGGAGCGCAGCTTCGGAGCAGGTTCAGGCTGCTCCGCCAGTTTGGGCTCCTCGGGCAGCCAGTAGATGATCTCCTGAGTGTCGCTGTCCCAGCCCATGCACAGCTCTCCAGCATCCACCAGGGCGGAGAGTTCTTCGTCGACCTCGTCCTCGTAGCTGAGCCCGTAAAAGTCCGGGATCGAGCCCTCGTGCGGCACGTCTTCCTTGTCGCGCAGGTGCGGCTCGTTCAGGGGCATGGGCGCAGTTTCTGCGTGTTGTTGGCGCAGCTCGCGGACGTCCTGTTCCCCCGTGTCGTTCGCATCGTCACGCCAGATCATGTTCATGAGCGGGATGTACCCCTCCTACCAGACGCACGCGGGATCTGACGGTTTCGTGTGCGTAATCAGCTCGTGGACCTGGAGAGACCCTGGATCATGGGGAGGCGGGCGGCTGCTGCACGGCACACCGCGTGGGGATGATCTTTGCCCTTGCGATCACTGGCTTACCAGGGAGCAAACCGTAGCACCGGGAGGTCAACCGGAACAGGCGGCTCCGTGACTTGCGCAACCTTGTTGCTTTACTTTTCAAGCGGGTTGCTTGACCAGCTCTTTACTAAATATGCTACAACCCGTGCAGTTACCCCGGGTTACATGTACCTGGAACCTACGGTTGCGTAGCTGTGGAGGTTCTGTATGGTGACCCAGCTCACATTGGTAAATTCGATCAGCCGACAGATATGCGTCGACAATTTGTCAAGCTACCACGAGATATGACTTGACCCCGCTACGGGATGCCGTAACGGGGTCAGGAGTCAATCGGTGTTATTTCAGATAGTGAAACCTCATCTAGAAGGCCCCGGGGGCCACTTGGAGGGTCCGCAGGCCGAGAAGGCGCCACATCTCGACCACCTGGTCACGGTCGTCGAGGACCATCCACACGTTGTAGCGGCCCAGGATCTCCTGCCGGTAGATCTCCTCCTTCACGATCGAGTCCTTGCGCATGTCGTACTCGGCGCGCATCAGCAGCGGCGACAGCGAGGTCCACTCCCCCACGTGCTGCACCAGCCAGGCCCGGGTCCGCTTGTAGGCCCGAGCGTCGCGGCCGGACACGAAGATGATCTCGGCGCCCGCGTCCCGCAGCGTGTTCACGAGGTCGATGACGTCCTGGTGCGCCGTGTCCTCGTCCACCCGGTCCCAGTCGAAGGGACTGCGGTCGGCCATCTTGGCCAGCGTGCCGTCCAGGTCCACCAGCACGGCGTGCGGGCGGTCAGGGAGCAACGCAGGGGGGTCGGCAGGCTTGGGGGCCAGGTACTTCTCGTACATGTCCTTGATGACCTTCTCGCCGACGCTCTTCTCCCGCTTCAGGTCGCGGCGGACGCAGGTATTAAGTGCCACGTCGGTGAAGTCCTTGACGAAGAACCGGGCTCCCCGGCTTTCCGCCAGCCGCTCCAGGCGCTCCTCGTGGTACGGGTTGAGGTTGGTGTCGGCGACGATCACGCTGACGCCCTGGAGCAGGAACATCTCCACGAGCGCGTCGCGGGCCTTGACGACCTGCCGCTCGTTCTTGCCGTGCCAGCGGTCGGCGTGCAGCATCGCCCGCAGGTCGTCCTTGCACACGATCACGACGGAGCCGGGGATGGCCTTGAGGACCTGCTCGCGGGCCCACGTCGTCTTGCCGGAGCCCGGCAGGCCCTTGGTCATGGTCAGCGTCGTCACGGGCTTCTCCTTCGTCTTCTTCGGTCCGCAGCACAGGCATTTCACGGGCATCGGCAGCACCCGTCGCAGCCGTGCAGGCCCTCGTAGGGGTTGTAGTCCTCGCCCTGCATCATTCGCTTGTAGGCGAGGTCGTCCGGGTCGGGGTGTCCGACGCCGTGGGAGCACATCCGCTCCATCAGGGCGCGGTCCATGCGGAAGTGCTGGGGCCAGTCGGCCATGTGGTGGTCGGAGGGGTTGTGTACGCAGCAGTGGCGGCCGATGCAGTCCTTGCGGGGGTGGGCGAGGAGTCGTTCCCCGCCCACCAGTTCCGCCGCCTCGAACCAGCCGCCGAGGTCGTCGGGCTCCATCAGGCCGCGTCCTCCGAGAGCGTCTGGAACGGCTTCTCGTACGTCGGCCGGACCCGCTTCCAGACGTCGGCCGTGATGTCCTTGCCGCCGTAGATACGGAACAGCAGACCCGGGTACGGCGTCTCCTGGGCGAGCAGCGCGAACTCCTTGCGGCGCTTCTGTGCGTCCGTCTCCGGCCGCCGCAGGCGCTTGATGATCCAGGCGTAGTCGTCCATGATCTGGGCCTTCTCGCGGGCGAAGTCGCCCTCCAGGCGGTACACCTGCTGGTGGACCCAGGTGTAGAACTCGTCCGGGACGCGGTCGATCCAGGAGTCGATGCCCTGCCCGTTGGCCAGCGCGTCCCACACGGAGAGGGTGGAGACGTTCGTCAGGATGCGGTGCAGGCGGACGTACTCGTCGTACTTGAACTTCACCCGGGTGTCGCTCCAGGGGAAGCGGACGACGAAGCCCTCCAGGTTGGACTCCTGCACGTTGCGCATGTAGTCCAGGACGTCGGGCATCGTCTTGAAGCCGACCGGCTCGTTGACCGGGCCCGGCCAGTCGTAGGTGCCGAAGGGGAGCGTCTTGCCGGTCGCGGTGTCGATGACGGCGAGGAGGACCAGTTCGTCCAGGCCCTGGTAGTCCACCACGATGCGGTTGGCCGCGTAGACGATCTCGAAGAGATACGTCAGGCCGAGGATGGGCTCGAACTTCGGGTACCGGCTCTGAACGGCTTCCGTGGCGTGCAGCGCCTGGGGGCTGGTGAAGGAGCCCCGCGTGGCGATGCGGAACTCCCCGGTATTAAGCGTGTAGCCGACGCCCAGAGAGCCGTCCCACTTCACGTACCCCTCGACCGGCTGCGTCAGGAGCGTGGAGTGCAGTTCGGGGACCTGGTCCCAGTTGAAGAACTTCTCGAACGGGCGGGAGACGACCTCGTTGGTGACACTGTCGACGATCAGGCCGCGCGTCTTCTTCGTGACGTCGTTCCACATGCCCTCGTACTGGGCCTTGTTCGTGTAGTTGAGGATGGCCAGCGGAGCGTCGGGGTGGTTCTGCCTGCGGACGTAGCCCTTTTCGAGCATGTCCTTGAGCAGGCTCTGGGACATGATGCTCATGAGGTTGGTCATGGATCCTCCGAGGTGTGGTGGGTCAGAGACGCTGGTCGAGTGCCGTGACCACGCGCTTGGCGAAGGTCTCGTAGAACTCGTCGGGGAGGTGGTCGATGGCGAACCACTTCCGGGCCTCAAGGGCGACGATCTCTACGGCCTCGGCGCGCTTCTTGCCCTGCCGCTCCAGCCAGTCCCTCGCGGCGCTGACGTTGGGGATGGCCAGGTGTCCGAGGTTCAGGGTGGGGCGGTCGTCCTTCGTGGCGGTCATGTTCAGCCCTTCTTCGCGGCCTTCTTGTTCTTGCGCTTGTTCTTGGTCTTCTTCGCGGCCCGGCGGTCACGCTTGTCGAGGTCGGTCTCGACGTCGCTCAGGGCCTCGTCCAGCTTTTCGATGAAGAGGTAGATGGCGCCCTTGAGGCGGTCGGCCTTCGCGCGGGCGTTCTCCAGGTCCTTGCGGAGCTGGGCGCGGTCTTCCTCGGTGCCGGTCTGGCCGTAGACGCCGAAGTCGAGGGTCACGCTGCGGGAGCAGTCCTGGATCTGGAGGGTGGCGCCGAAGTCGAGGTAGTCGTCGCTGCTGTCACCGTCGTTGATCTCCGCGAGCACCGCACCGAGGCCATGGTGTCCCTGGTTGTTCAGGAACTCGCGGATGTAGAGGCGGCGCTGCTCGTCGGTGGCGGTGGTGCTCATGCGGTGCTCCTCGGTTCTGCGGTTCTGTGGTGCCGGGGTGACCCCGACATCGAGAAACCTATAACGAAGAAGACGTAATCTCAAGCCCGTAATCGTGAATCTGTTCAACGTAACCCGTATGACGTGGGTCACACCTCAAGGGGGTTGCGCACACGTGCAAAAGACCCCCGCCGTAGCAGGGGTCTTCGCAGGTCAGGACAGGTCAGTTACCGGACGCCACCAGCAGCGCGTGCCCGACGTAGACGGCCGCAGCCGCGTCCAGCAGGAGCGCCACGATCCACACGGCCTCCGGAACATCACGGAACCACTTCATTCAGATCTTCCTCACGTAGTTGATGAAGTCCTGGAGCCGGTCCGTACGCGGCTGCGCCGGAAGGATGCCGACCCGGTCGTTGAAGACGTCGAACGCCTTCCAGAACTCGGCCTCGATCTGCTCGCCCGACATCTCGTCGAACGCCCAGTAGAAGTCCGGGTCCGGCACACGGACGGTCAGCGTCCCGAACTCCAGCAGTTGCTGGCCCTGCCGCAGCAGCCGGAAGCAGTGCCGGGCGTGCTTGGCCACACGCTTCTGCCTGGCCTCGTTGGCCAGCTCCTGCTTGATCCGCTTGATCTGCCCCATGGCGTACCCGCCGTACGCGGAGCGCACGTAGCCCTCGGACAGGAAGTCCTCGCGGATGTCGACCAGCCACTCCCCCTCCCAGGACTGCTCCTCGTACTCCTCCAGGTACATCAGGTCCATGATCGTCGGGTTGCACTTCAGCGCGAGGTTCACGTACTTGCCGACCTCGTGCAGGGTGACGTCCGGAGCCGTGGTCACCAGCGAGTCCTGATGCTGGGAACCGATACGGAAGAACTCCGGAGTGGGACGGATGAAGATGCCGAGCCGGTCGGTGTCCGAGCCGGGCCGGGCGAGGCCGAAGGCAGTGCTGCCCACGACCCCGCTCAGCAGGATGTTGGTCCCCATCAGAACCAGTAGTCCTCGGACGGGTCGTTGTCGCGGCCGTCCTCCTCGTAGCGCTCGGCCGCCTCCTCGTACGTCGCCAGGGCCTCCTCGACAGACCGGCCCCACGTCATACCGGCGTCCTGCTCGGACTGCACGATCTCCAGCAGCGCCCGCGTCTCGTTGTCGGCCTTGACGAACTCCGTGTCGATCAGCGTCCCCGCCGAGGCGTACACGTTCTTGTCCTGGGCGAACATGTCGTCGTACGTGACGCCCTTATAGGCCAGCACCTGGCCGACGATGCACGACGGCGCCTTCGTGGCCGGGTCGAAGTACGCACACAGCGCTGCATCGTCGATGGTGAGCATCCTGTACACGTGGTCGGCGCCCCGCTCCTCGACCGCGCGGGCCAGCAGCGTCTTCGCCTCGTCCAAGGTGATCTCGACGGCCTCGTGGGAGGCCGGGGTATTAAGCGTCATGGTGGTGCCCTTTCAGGAGCAGTCGAACTCGAAGCCCTCGTCGGGCTCGGTGGTGATGGTCTCGTCCAGCAGGACGCCGTTGACGAAGATGACGTCCCCGACGTCGATACCGACGTGTTCCAGGAGGGAGCGGATGCTCACAGTCCCAGTACCTCCTTCAGGCGCGTTGCGAACTCGTTGACGGTCTCCTCGCGGAGCCGGTCCTCGTGCATGCGGTAGTCGCTCTCGTCGTCGCCCTTGCGCTCCAGGAGCACGACGTCGCCGATCGAGATGGTGCAGGTGAACTCGCGGTAGCCGGTCCATCCGGCGCTCTTCCAGGTCTCCGTGGTGACGACCTGTATCAGCGGAATCGGTATCTCGATGGAGTCGGACACAGGTCCTCCAGGGTGAGGCGGGGCCCGGCGGACCAGGCCCCGCGAGCGGTCACACAGAAGCGGGGTCGAACAGGTTGCGTCCCTCGCCGTCCTTCGAGACAGGGGTGAGCTTGCCCCGGTCGACCCACGTGCTGATCGTGCTGGGCTTCACCTCCAGCAGCTCGGCCAACTGCCTGGCCGTGACCAGGGTGACCTCACTGCTGTCTCGCCGCTGTCTCAGCACCCCGGCCAGCCGGTGGAACGTCAGCGCGGCCAGGTGCGTACCCAGCGCGATGCAGATCGTCGGAGCGGCCGAGGCCAGGATCACGTGCCCCCACGTCGTCTTCGCGGACTGCCCGGTGACGTGCGCGTACGCAGAGCCGTGGGCGACGTTGAGAACGAGTGAGACAGCGGTGAGACCGACCACCGTGCCGATCGCCCACCGGTATCCCGGGGAGCCGACCAGCGCCAGCGAGGCGACCACACCCAGACCGTCCAGCCCGTCGATGACCAGGGGGTAGTACTCCCTGACCTCGTGCAGGCCGATGCCGTCTGCGGTGTCTCGAAGGGGAACCCAGCTCACCCGCATACCGACCAGCGCCACGAACGCCAGCGCCACCAGGATCAGAGTGAACCCGATGACCAGACCGGTCGCATGCAGGCCGTTGAACGGCTGAGACGGGGGCGAGACAGGGTCTGTCTCAGTCTTGCTCGCGCGACTCTCGCGCCAGCTCTGGATAGGCTTGGTCAGTCCCATGGAGAGTGCACACCTCTCGTTGGTGGGACAGGCGTCCGGTGGACTCATCCTCCGCCGGGCGCCCGAATACCCATCTAGGTATTAAGCCGGACCACCGTCTTCTCCTCCCTGTCTCAGGCCGGGACAGCTCCCGGTAGCGGTTGAGTATGCGTCGCTCGAAGTCGTTCAGGCTCAGCGGCCGACGACCTCCGCCCGTATCGCGTTGCCGGACGACGGGTGGATCGCGACGCTGCTGCTGGCGTGGACCTCCAGGCGCCGGTCCTCCTCCAGGCGCACCAGGAAGTAGGACCAGAACTTCTCGCCCGGCGCCTTCCAGCGGAACTCGACGGTCGGGTTGCCGTGCAGGTGCCGACGGTTCGCGCTGTAGGGGTCGATGCGGACCGTGGCGTCCTCGGGCCCCTCGTTCAGCAGCTCGCGGGCCGTAGCCAGCTCCTGCTCCAGGCGCGCAATCTTCTCGTCCTTCGCGCGGACGCGGTCCTTGACCCACTTCGGCAGGCGCTCGAACCTCGGGTCCTCCGTCATCGGTGTGTTCACCAGGTACCACCCTTCTTGGCCTTCTCCCAGGCCGACTTGGACACGCACACGTGCCCGGTCTTCTTGCCGTCGCGGAGGTCGAGGCGCCAGCACTCCGGGTCCGTCTGCGAGATGGGGATGTACATCGAGATCGTCGAGTAGCAGACCCTCGACGAGCCGGATCCCGAGCACTGCGTCGTGTAGATCGGCTGCATGTACGTGTAGGTGTCTTCCGGTACGTACCGCTTGCCGGTGATCGTGCCGTGGTCGAGATCCGACCCACAGCCGGTGAGGACGAGCGCCCCCACGAGCGCGGCCGAAGCCGCGTAGGTATTAAGCCGCTTCACGAGTTCCCCTTCTTCATTACGGCTTTGGAAGCCGTAATCTACCGGATCCGGCCCGGCCCGTCGACCCCTATCAGCCGACGGACCGGACCGAAGATGCAGCTAGCTCCGCGCGGGCCAGCGGTAGGCCGACAGGAGGTTGTCGGAGCCGACGCTCCAGTGCTCGTCCTCGTCGTAGCCGGGCAGCTTGCTGATCGCCCTCCGGCGCAGCGCGTCCACGAAGTTGAACGCCTCGGACTGCTCCCACTCGGGGTGCTCGCACGCCTGGTAGGTGAAGCCGTCGAGAGCCTTGAGCACCGACACCGGGTTCGGGACGCCGGGCAGGACCTTGAAGAGGTAGGGCTGCTCCCACTCCTCCTCGGCGTACCGGTGGTCGACCGACCGGCGGTTCTCCGCGAGGAGCATGGCCCCCACGTAGCCCGCGTTCTCCCGGGTCAGGTGTCGCACGATCTTGCCGTACATCTCGTGCGCCTCCGGCCCCCAGGGCTGGCCCGCCGAGTACACCCGGCCCTTCTCCTCGGCCGTCAACTCACGCACCTGCCAGCGCAGCTTGCTGCCGAACGACACGTAGGACAGGCCCGCGTTGACCAGAAGGTGGATGTGCTCGTCGTCGACCATGTTCGCGCTCACATGACCCCTCACGCTTTCTTTACGGCTTCGTACTTACGGCTTCCGAAGCAGTAATGAGAATCTATCGGAGCTACTACGCCTCGTCAACCCGTTTAGCCAAACAGCTTTCCAAGCATGAAGAAGGCCCCCACCCGGTCACCCAGGCAGGGGCCTACAACAGCCGTACGTCAGGAATCGAGGTCGTGCGCCCGTTCCTGCTTGAGGCCCGCCACGGTCTCCTCGTAGTGGAACACCGCGACCGTCTCGAAGCAGCCCGTCCACAGCGCCAGCATGGTCTCGGGAAGGTGCGGGCCCTCCCCCTTGGAAGCCCACACAGCCCACCGCTTGGTAGGTGCGTTGAAGTCGCCGTCCAGGGAGTTCCACTCGATCTCGTGCTCGGCCAGCGCGGCCGTGAACACCCCGACGTTCTTCGCCAGCAACCGGGCCAGCAGCTCGGAGTCGTTCTGCGGTCCCGGGAAACCGGCCCACATGCCCGTCAGCGTCTGGATGTCGAAGACCAGGTCACAGGGCTTCGGGCTGAACGTCACCGTCTTGTACGTGGCGAAGTGCTCGTCGACACCGTGGTCGAGCGGCGACCCGCCCCCGTAGTCGAAGATGTACCGCTTGAAGATGTCCCGCACCAGGAACGGGTCGCTCGGGACGTCCCCATCGTAGTAGCTGGGCCCCTCACCCATACGCCTGCACACACTCCAGTTTGATCGACGGGGCGTACGCGGCCACCGCGTCAGTCCCCGTGTCGTACGCACCCTTCGCCAGGTCCGTAACCCCCATGTCCGAGTACGTCTTGTAGATGTCCCACATCGGCGTGCCCTGGGCCTTGACGCCGAACTCGGCGAACTGCGACTCGTTCTCCGACCCGGACGGCTCCCCCTGTGCCACCCTCAGCGTCAGGTCCACCGCCTTGATCACCTCGACGAAGCAGGTCTTCGACTCCTCGCTGTCCCCCTGCTTGGACGCGCTCGGCTTCGCAGACCCCTCCGAGCCCCCACCGCACCCGGCGACCGCGAACAGCACAACCACAGCCGCCAGGACTCTCTTGCTCATAACGCCCCCCATGTCTGTTAACCCCATCCCACTAGTGCCTGCACCGCCTTGTTCAGCGCTCTCTACGCGTACGACGTCAGGCAGGGATGCGCGTGATCATGATCTGCGGAGTGTCGTTGAGGCCGACCTCCAGCTCCGCCGTGTACCCCATGCTGAGCAGCACCTCGTGGATCGCGGTCATGTTCGCGATGCGCATCGCGGCGTCGTCGAGGGGCCTGGACCCCGCCTCCCCGGCGTTCTCACCGTCGTCCGGCTCCGACCACAACACGCCCGCGTAGCCCAGGCCGTTATAGAGGAAGACCTTCCAGCCGGGCGCGGCAGGTTTGTCCTCGTTCGTATGGGGCGCCCGCGCCCAGCCGTGCGGCGCCAGATCGAGCGCGAGCCGCTCCTCTAGGTCCTTCTGCTCTATCACGTCAGTTCTCCCCCACCAGCTTCTGCACAGCCTTGTCCAGCGCCCGCTGCGCCGCACGCTTACCGCCCTCGACGTTCGCGACGTCCACGTCCGTCTTGCCGAACGGACCGAGGTGCACGGAGTAGTGGCAACGCCCCCCGTGCTCGGCGCTGTGGTGCACTACGGAGGCCGCCAGCTCGCCGCCGACCGTACCCTCCCAGCGCTCACCCCTCGCGTACGAGCGGTCCTGCCACCACTCCAGGCGCTGCGCCTTGACCGGCGGGGTGGGGTCCGGCTCGTAGTCCTCCGAGGTGATGTCCACGCGCACCACCCCGACGCGGCTGGACATCAGGTTGCGGACGGCCTGCGCCCCCTCCTCCGGGCTGTGCGCGTCGGTGTCGTACCAGGGCAGCTTCCGCTGGCCCGGCTTCTTGGGCTCGTAGACCCGCAAATTCCACACGTCAGTGCTCCTTCGTCGCCAGCTCGGCCGCGCGCTTGTCGAGCTGCTTCTCCAACTCGTCAGCGGCCACCCCCAGCGTCATCCACATCAGGTCCTTGTCGAGGCGCAACTCGGTGGTCTCTTCCGCCACCCTGCGCGCCGCATCGGATCCCGCCCGCAACTGCCGGATCGCCCACTCCGTGCCGTCCAGGTTCTCCCGCATCAGAAGCACACGGAGCGCGGAGTCGAACTGCGACCGCTGCACACTGACCTCCTTGACCGGCGCGGCCGGGGCCGGTGGAGCCTGCACAGCCTCGGCCGCCTGCGTACGGCCGCTCAGGCGCCGGGGGATCTCCTTCTCCAGAAGGGCTACCACCCAGCCGGGCCCCTCGAAGTCCTTGTCCAGCGGGCCCGAGTACATACGCTCGGCCCAGCGCCCGCCGACCGCGTTGTCCTTCCGGTACAGACGCCCCTTCACAACGACCGTGCCGACCTCCCACTGTCCGTCCTCCGGGAGGACACTGACCCACACTTGGAGGGGGTTAATCGTCTGTGAGGAATTGACCTCCAGGCGCTCGCCCTCCTCCGGCTCCAGGGGCAACCACATGGTGATCGTGCCCTCGACCGTGAACTCGCCGTCTTCCTTCAGCTTGGCCATGTTCCAAACCCTCCCCGCGCTTTTTAAATGATCGAAATTGGGCCGGTAAGCCTACTCGGCGCTCTGCGCCTGCCCGGCATTTTCCAGCACCTTCACCTTGTCGATGTAGTGCCCGCTCTTGTTCCAGCGGCCGGTGCTCTTGGACACGTAGTGGAGTTGCAGGCGCTCGGTCCAGCCGATGTACTCGTCGCGCCGCCAGTCGAACTCCGAGGCCGCCCACTCCTCCTTCTTCTCTGCCGTCCGCTTGAGCAGTTCCAGGTCCGTGCTCACGGCCTCCGGCCCCACGCTCATGGCCAGGACGTACACCTCGGCGCTCCGCGCCTCCGCCGAACTGCTCATCGTCAACTCCCTCTCCGCCGTTCTCAATTACGGGTTAACTCTATGGGCCACACTCCGCCCTGTCAAGCTGTTTCGTCAACCCAGTTGCGTTGCCGGAATCTCTAAGTCCGTTTAGCTTGAATACATGCGAAACCTGCGTGATGCACTCATGTGGCGCGGTACCCGAGCCGCTGCACTCGACGAGGCCAAGAAGCTGACGATCACCGCCCGCCGCATGGGCTACGACGCCGTGGTGCACGGCACCCTCCGCAGGTACGGCAACGCTACCTACGAGGAGCGTCCTTACGGCGTCTTCCTCGAACCCCGCCCATAACGACAACAAGCCCCGCAGTCATCCGGCGGGCTGGCCGGACTGCATGACTGTGGGGCTTGTTGCTTTCCGCGCGCTCGTTCCCTAACCAAGGACGAACACAGCGGAGTAACCGTAGCGCCCCGGTTGCCGCTGCCGCAAATCCCCCCATCCCCCCAATTCCCCGAATCCCCCTGGCACTGTGACACTGTTCGCGACCCGCAATCGTTGCGCTACGCGGCTGTCTAGGCCCTTTGCTTCTGCGAATTTGCATTTAAGGGTAGGGGGGTCGAATATTTATTCATTGACATACACACTTGACAGCCGCTTGTCAACCCCTGGAGCCGGGCAATATCAAGCCTCGCGCTTCCTTCCAGTATCTGCACCCTTGCTTTTGGTGTGACCTACGCCACGCGCTGCGCCCATACACAGCCCCTGGGCCCTGTCAACCCCTGGGAGCGACGCATATTATGCATGGCAATTCACCGATATTCACGAGGCCACTACCCCAAAACGCTGATTTGCGTTGCTGCAAATATGCCCCGAGATATGGTGGGGTGGCGTTCGCTGTAGCAACTCAGCAACCAGGGAGCCAGGGAGTTACGGCGTATTGGCTGTGAGCCTGGCGACCGCGTGGCCGTGCATGCCGTGGTGCTGTGTCTCTCTGTGGTGTGAGCAGTGGGGAGCCTTCCCCTGGCCCGCGATTTGGCGACCCCTTGACCCGCAGCGATGCCAGGCAGGCGCACCCTTGACGTATGAGAGTCGGTATGCAATGGGGTGCGCTGGGGCATGGCCAGGCATGGGGAGAGTTCGACAGCGTGAGCGCTGCGGCCTCGGCTCTGTGGCGCTCCGTGGTGGCTACATGCCGTCGTGCGGGCTCGTCGTCCACCTGCGCAGCACTCCGGCATGCCGGGACCGTCCTAGGCGCGGAAATGGCCACTCAGGGCCGTGCAGCGTTGGCCCGTGGCCGGACGTGGCATGCGCGCTATGGGACTGCCTGGGTGGCGCTGTATCCCCGTGGGAGGGCCAAACACGAGAAAGCCCCCCACCGGCCCGAGTAAGGGCGGTGAGGGGCGTACGTAGGGCCGTGGCGGGCTAGTCGCGGGCGGCGGTGCCGTCCTCGCGACCCTTGGCCAGGGAGTCGGCCAGTTCGGGGCGCCATGCCAGGACGCGGCGCAGGTCGGCCAGGAACGGCGTACGGTCGAAGGCTTCCCCGTCGGTGTAGGCGTCCACGGCGCCGAGCATGTACGCGACGGCCTGGCGTCCTTCGTTGCGCGCGGAATCCCACGTGAGCTGTCGCGCCAGCGGGGAGGCGGAGACGGTGACGCGGTACCCGTGACCGTCGCGGCCGGTGCCGACCTGGACGGACACGCGCTCATGGGTGAGGGCGCCGAGGTGGGCGGCGACCATGGCGGCGGTGGTGTGCGTGATGCGCATGGGGGTTGTCCTCCTGATGTGGGGCGGGTTGGTTGGTCAGTGCTGGGGGCGGCGGATCATGGTTTCCTGCGTGCCGTAGTCGCGGGCGCGTCCCTTGTTGGGCGCGAACCCAAACCGGCGGTAAAAGGCGGTGAGGCGCCGGACGCTCCCGCCAAAGTCGGGGCTAGGGGTGGTGGCCAGGGGCAGGCCGTGCGCGTCGGCGTAGGCGGTCAGTTCGCCCATGACGGCCGAGCCGGAGCCGTTGTTGCGCTCCCCCTTGGGGACGATCAGAACGGACAGGATCACGAACCCTGCACCGTTCGTTTCCAGGGAGACGCGGACGCCGGGGAACCGGGCGGTCAGGTCCTGCGCGAGGGTGGCGGGGACGGGCTCCAGACCGTCACAGGAGACGCGGCCGAAGCGGGCGGCCGTCCAGTCGTGGGCGGGGTGGGGCGTGGTGGTCGGGCAGCCGTAGACGGTGCGGAGCATGGGGGGGCCTCCCTGGGGTGAGTGGGAGGGGGCCGGAGCGTTTCCCCGGCCCCCGTGGTGTGGGGCGGGTGCTACTCGGCGAGGCCCTGCGCGGCGTGCATCTTCTGCGCCTGCTTGAACGTGGCGCGGTACTCCGCGAGCGAGGCCGGGCGGACCGCCTCGAACTGGCGGGCCCAGTGCGGCATTACGGCGACCTTCTGCGTCTGGAAGACGCCCCCGGCGGCGATCATCGCGTGATTCTGCGCGCGGGTCTCCGTGGCCAGCGCCTTGCGGGCGAGGGGGGAGAACATCAGGGAGTGCTTACGGAACGCGGCCTCCTCGCCGTGGCGGTCGACGCCGCGCCCGGTGCCGCAGTGGCCGAACACGTCGTGCACAGCGCGGAACATGTCGTTCGTGTCGTTGTCGAAGAAGAAGTGCCCGCCCGTGGCCTCCGTCGACAGGATGCGCATGCGGCCAGCCTTGACGTCCTCGAAGAACGCGCGGGTGCCCTTGTTGGTCACGTCGTACGGGTCGGCGTCCTCGACGCTCACGGCGATGCCCAGGCCGCCGCGCGACGGGGCGGCCGTCATGAACTCAAACTGCCGCTTGACCCCCTCGGCCATGGCGCGCCAGGCGGCCGGGGCGGCGTTGTCGATGAACGGGAGTTCGGCGTACGCGGCGGCGATCTTCTCGACGGCCGAGGGGGCGACGATCACGCGGGAGTAGTCCCAGTGGTCGCGGGTGGACAGTCCGGCCTTGGCGCAGAAGGTGCGCGAGCCCTCGACGATGGCGCGGATCGGCGAGACGGACAGGGCGGGGATGTTGGCGGTACGCATTGCGGGGGCCTCCTGTTGCGGGGCGGTTGGTGTGTGGTTGGTGGTGCGTTGCCAACCTAGCCCCGATTACGGCTTGTAAAGCCAGTTTCGGGGATTGGTGGACAAGTCTTTATAGAGCTGTGACCTAGGCGGTGGGGCCGTCCAGTTCGGCCAGGTCCAGGGCCAGCCGCTCCGCGTCCGTGAGCGGGCCCAGCAGGGACAGCAGCTCACCAGTGGTCACGATGGGCAGGGGAAGGCCGGAGACGGGCGCGGGGGTGGCTTCCTGGGGCGCTTCCTGGCGCGCGTCCCGCATGGCGGCCTCAACGACGGCCAGGTCCTCCGCCTCTTCGCGCCGCTCCTGCTCGCGGCGGCTCAGCTCCTCCGCGCGGGCGAGCGCTTCCGGGCCGTCCATGCGAATGGTCGTCCACGTGATCGACTCGCGGTCGAAGATGCCCCAGTCGTCCGCCTGGCGGCCGGGCAGCACGCGGGCGACGTAGCGGCCGGTGTAGGCGTGGGCGCAGAAGCCGCAGAGGTACGCGCCGAACGGCGAGAACCGGGCGGGGTACTCCGGGTCGTCGTCCGCGTCGCCGACGGTGTCGCACATGGCGCACAGGCGGGCCAGGTTCTCGGACGCCGCCAGGATCAACCAGTCGTCACCGTCGCGCCGGTCGGGGCTGTAGCCGATCACGTACGTGCCATCGGCCCAGATGTTGCGGCTGGTCACCGTGCCGTGGCCCATGGGGACGCCGATGCGGGCGCCCACCTGGGCCCACTTCGCGGGGTCGGCCAGCGCGGTACGGGCGGCCCACGGGTTCACGTCGGCGCGGGTCTTGATCTCCTCCGGGATCGGGCCGCTGTACAGCCACGTCCCACCGACGTACAGGTAAAGGGTGTCGCCCTCGATGGACACCGTCACGCGCTTGCCCTCGATGTACAGCGGGCGAGCGTCGCGCAGGGTGCGGGCGCCGGGCTCGTTGGGCTCGTAGTGGCCGGTCAGGTCGACCGCCTCCGGGCGCGGGTTCGTGATGGACAGGAAGCGGGCGCTGTTCTCCGCGTCGTAACCCTGGTAGTCGCCGTGCGTGTCGACGTAGCGGGAGCAGCGGGAGCAGAAGCCGCCCGGCATGTTGGCCGCGTCGCCGAAGCTGACGTAGGTGGTGACCGGGCGCCCGCAGACGGTTTCGTCGTTGCCGGTGCTGTAGTGCGCGGTCTTGCCCTTGCCGACCTGCGCCAGCTTGTAACCGGAGATCGTGTCCATGGTGTCGCTCCTTCGTACGTGTGTGGTGGGAGCGCTGACTTTTCCGTAGGGGGAACCCCTTGTCAAGCCCTTTGAGCACATGGATTTACAAGACGTTATGAAGCTGTGACCAGCGCCCCCGGCGCGGGTGTGTTCTCCTGGGGGCCGGACACAACAGGGCCCCCACCGGCCAGCGGGACGCGGTGGGGGCCTTTTGCATGCCCGGGGTCAGACGGTGGGGGCCTCGGCGTAGCCACCGACGGCCACCAGCAGGCCGTCCCAGTTGGCGGCGTCGATACCGACCCCGTCGACCCACTCGGCACCAGCGGAGTACGCCTGGCCCATCAGGTCGAGAGCATCCGCCATGGACATCAGCTCGACGTCCTCACCGAGCCGGACCCACATGTGCCGGGAATCCAGCCGGGCCCGGAACTTGGATTCCTCCTCGGCGTTCTCGGCGATCGAGCGGGCGAATCCGTCCGCGCCGCCCTCGTAGTACGCCAGGCGATTCTGGTCCTGCTCCGGGGCGGTGTCCGCGACAGAATCCGACTGGGAAACCGGCGCGGTCTCCTCGGCGATTTCCGGCGCGATCTCCTCGACGACGGGCGCGGGGGCCGGGGTCTCCTCGACGGGAGCCGCAGCGGCCTTCTTGCGCGGGGTGCGGGCCTTCTTGACCGCGTCGATCTCGTACGGCTTCGGCTCGGTGACGTTGTCCTCGACGAGAGTGCAGCGGGTGAGGACGGTGGCCTTGTTGCCCTTGTACTCGTCGTGCTCCTTGACGGTGCCCCGGAGGGTGACGCGGACGCCCGTGTCCTCGCCCAGCGCGTTGTTGGAGGCGAACCACTTCACGACGACGCCGGAGTCCTCGGCGCGCACCTGGTAGAGGGTGGTCGAGCCGTACAGGCCGTCGATGTAGCGGATGGCTTCCACGATGCCGGTGAAGGTGATACGCGAGCCCTTGACCCCGGCGGCCTTGTCGGGCGCGGTGCCGATCCACTCGGACGGCTTGCCCTCGCGCTGCTTGCGGATGAGGGTCTGCTCGTTGAAGCGGGCCCACGCCTGCGGGGCGGAGACGAGGATGCCGAAGTTGCGCGAGGAGACCATCTTGGCGCCCGCGATGGCCTTCAGGTTGGTCACGTACTCCGAGGTGCCGGAGAAGTCGTCGGAGAGGATGAACGCGCGGATCTCGGCGGCCTTGCCCTTGGCCTCACCGGCCAGCGGCGCCATCTTCTCGGCGAACTCCTTGTCACGGCGGGCGCGGGAGGGGCTGATGGCGTTGCGCACGAGCTGCACGGTGGGGGTGGCGTGGTAGTCCTGGCTGCGGACGAAGCCGAACGCCTTGACGCAGGCCCAGGCGTAGGCGAGGACGGTCTCGGTGGACACGTCGCGGTCCCCGCCGCCCATGCCGTAGAACTCCTTCTCCTCGTCGTCGTCGGCGGGGGTGGTGGGCCAGGCGACGGTGGTTTCCCAGCCGAGGAAGTCCTTGATGCAGGAGCGGCCGATCTGCTTCTCCTCGCCGGTCTCCTCGTTCTTGACGAGGAAGGTCTCGCGGCGGGTGCGGATCTTCTTGCAGTGGTCGCAGACGCCCTCGCGGACGGCCTCGCGGTCGACGGAGTGGACGCCGGGCGCGGTGCGCACGATGAGACCGGCGTTCTCGTCCCAGTCCAGGGTGGCGAGGAAGGTCCAGCCGTTGTGCTTGGGCGCCTCGCCCGTGAAGAAGACGTCGTACAGGATCTCGACGACCTCGAAGCCCAGGTCATCCTTGGTCTTCACCTCGACCTCGGTGACGTCCAGCTCCAGGCGGCCGGACAGGCCCCGCTTGGCCGCGCGCTCGTTGATCTTCTCGATCTTCGCGAGGGTGGTGGCGAGCTGGTAGCTGTCGATTCGCGCGGACATGCGGGCCTCCTGATGCGGGGCGGGTTGTTGACGTGCACGACATTACGGCTTCTGGAAGCTGTTGTCTACCCGTTTGCCTCAGCGGCTTGCGCGTGTTCTCATGGACGCCGAAGGCCCCCACCGGCCAGCTCGATTCGGTGGGGGCCTTCGTCATGTCCCGGGCCTACTCGGCCGGGCGGAGCGCTCCGGTGATGTTGCGCCGCAGCAGCCGGTACAGGTGGGCCCAGCCGGTCTTCTTGTCCTGCGGGGCGGCCATCCCGTGGTCCTTCTCCCAGGAGTGCTGGACCCTGCGCAGCAGCGCCGACCACTGGTTGGTGTCGATCAGTGAGGCGCAGATACCGCAGGCCATCCAGTCGCCCTCGTAGCCCTGCATCTTGCCGCTGACCGGGTGCCGTCCTGCCACGAAATCCGCCACCGGCAGGAGGAACTTTTCCGCTCCCAGATCCTGGTTGCAGAAGTCGCAGCGGCCGTGGACTTTTCCGTCCTCGGGTGCCATGGGAATTGGCTTGTGCCCGGAGAGGGAATCCTGCTCGTGGTGCTGCCAGGATTCCTCCCCCGTCCCCTTCTCGATGTGGCGCTCCAGGGGGCGCCTACAGGTCTTGCAGACCATGGGGGGTGTACTCACTGGGTGATCTCCTGGCCGGGCTTGAGGATGCGGAACATTGTGCCGTCCTCGGCGCCCAGCTCGTGACCGTTCTCCATGTCGGCGATGTGCGCGGCCAGCTCGCCGTAGCGCAGGCCCCGGCGCTGCATCTCGTTGGTCAGTTCGCCCCAGGCGGCGTCGTGGCCGTCCTTCTCGGAGGATCCGACCGTGTACCACCCGGCGCCCTCGTGGCGGCCCTTGACCTGCGCCCAGTACGCGGGGGCCGTGTCGGTCTTGTTCTCCAGGTACCAGTCCTTCAGCTCGGCGAAGAACTTGACCGTGGAGTCCGAGCTGTCCAGGCCGGGGAAGTGGACGGCGTTGCCGTCGATGAGGAGGGCGGTGACCTGTGCGCGGGTGAGCTGGGCGGTGAACGTCGGCTCGGGGGTGGTGGCCTCGACCATGGTTCGCTCCTTGTTCGGGCGGGGTGGTTGGTGACAGGACGAAGCTAGTCGTCGTCATTATGTCTTGTCAAGTAGTCTCAGGAATTTACTTGACTGCGGTGTGCCTGCGCTGGACGATGCGCCCCTTGGGTCGCTCCTCGCCCTCGAACGTCCAGTTGGGCGGGAAGACAGGGACGACCGAGACGTTGGTCATGGTCCCCCGCAACTCCCCGGCCCGGCGGTCGGCGCTGGTCTTGTCGTAGCTCACGACGGACACATGCGCGTGGCCATTCGAGTCGGTCCACAGGACCTTGAAGTTCTCCACGATGCTGCTCCTGCTCAGGCTCGGGTGGTGGCGTTGTCGACGCGGGGGCATCCCTGGGCAATGTAGTCCTGCCAACTGACAAGGCTGTTGCGCGTGGCCTGGATGCGGGTCAGTAGGATGCGCTGACGGGCCGCCCGGGACTCCTTGCGCCAGCGGCTCTCCAGGACTTTCAGCGATTTCTCGCGCTGCCTGATCAGCTCGTCGGCGGCCTCCTGGCGCTCGGCCAGCAGGACCGATCGGAACGGGCTGCCTGCCATCTGCTCCTCCTGGTGTGGGGTGCGTTGTCAGACAACAGTTAAGGGGACCGCTCGACAGTTGTCAAGCGATCCCCTCAACCTGCTTGCGATCAGTAATCCTCGTCCCAGCGCTCGCCCGCGTACGTCGGGTCGAAGCCGGTCGGCGGGACGTCGGAGAACGGCGCGTACTTGCGGACGATCTCCTCCTGCTTCTCCAGCCGTGCCGACCAGTGGACGGCGCAGCGCGGGAAGGACTTGCCCGTGCCAGACAGCGGGTCACGGAACTCCACGGGACCGCTGCACGCGCCCGTGTGGTCCTCCAGGCACTTCAGCTCTTCGTGCTGCTCGGTCATGACGTGCTCCTCGTGGGTCAGGCGCTGATTTCCAGGGAGGCGGGCGAGGTGGGCGCGGGCTCCTTCGGGCGGAAGTGCTCGACGACGTCCCTCGCCCACTGCGGGATGTCGTCGTTCTCCAGGCTGTAGGAGGTCAGGTGCTCGACCTGTCCGGGGGTGCCGTCCTGCTTCAGCAGGACCCCGATGACCGGCAGGGACGCGGCCGTCCACTCGCCGTTGCTCGGCCAGTAGGTGAGGTGGAACCGGATGACCTTCATCTCCTTGTCCTTGGCCCGGCCCGAGTAGGCTCCGGTGGGGATGACCGGGCCGTCCTCGACGGGGACGAAGACCTCGCGGCGGGTGCTCCAGTTGGTGGGGATGATCTTCATGGTGGTGTCCTCCTGTTGCGGGGTGGTTGTTCAGCGGGTCATGCTGCGGACGTACTCCTCGTGGCCGCCGTCAGGCTCCGTCGAGTCGTCCTTGGGGGCCCAGTAGTGGCCGGTGTAGACGTGCGCCGGGTAACCGTCCTGCTGGACCTTCTTGAGGTGCCCCTGGTAGGTGGTGGCACGGCACTTGCACACGGTCAGTCCTCCTCGATGTGGTCGACGAAGTAGGTGTCGGACAGGATGCGCTTGTCGGCCTCGCGCACGTGGTGCTGGTGGACGGCGTACAGGCCGCTCTGCTGGGTCGTGGCCTGGAGCAGCAGACGCATGAGGCTCTGACGCTCGTCCTGCATGCGGTCCAGGACCTTGTCGTCGTCGAAGGGGCTGTTGCCCTCGGCGTCCAGGCTCAGGGTCTCCTGGTAGAAGGCCGACTTCGCGCGCAGCTCCATGAACTTCTCGAAGTCCTGGACGGCGTCCACCGTGTTCGGGTTGTCCAGCTTGGCCTTCAGCGTCTTGGCGAAGCCGACGTAGGCGGTGTAGGCGGTCTTGGCGTAGGTGCGGACGCCCTGGGATGCGGTGGCCTTGTCCATGCTGGCTACTCCTGGTCTCGTATCGCTGCGTGCTTGGCAGTCTTGCGGGTTCGCTGCTTGCGGGGGCGGGAATCGTGCCCTCCGGCCGCTCCGCTGCGCCGACGCTCCTGGACGGCGCGGACGTGCTCGGGGGTCTGCTGCTGGTCGTTCACGGGTGCCTCCGGGGCCGTAGGGAAGATTCCAGGTTATGGGTTCTCCCCTACGGCTTCCGAGTTACGGCTTCACTTGACGCGGTTCGGGTTGCGCGTGTCCTTCGCCCACTCGCGCTCGATCTTGCGCTGCTTCGCCTGGGCCTTCTTCTCGTGGGTCTCGAAGACCTCCTGGAAGGTCAGGCCCTTCTTGTTGGCGATGGCCCGGAGCAGGTACCAGGCGTGGCGGGTGTTCTCCATCTGCCGCTGGGCGTAGGACCTGTGCTCGAAGTAGTGGGCCCACTCCGGGTCGTTCTCGCGCGCCTGGTCCAGCAGGACCTCCAGCAGGGCGTCGGTCGCGGCGACCTCGGCGGTACGAAGGGTCTTGCAGACGTCCCAGGAGTCGTGGTCCTTGCCCGCGTACAGCTTCTCGCCCTCGGGGGTGGTGATGCTCTTGTCGGCCGCCTCCCGGGCCTTGCGGGTCCGCTCTGCCTCGCGCTCCTCGCGGGCCTGCTGGGCCTCGCGCTCCTCCGGCGTGAACATCTTGGTGCCCTTGGCGTTCACCGGGGCCGAGGGGTAGCAGGTGGTGCAGGCGCGCTTCCCGGCGTCGGCGACGATCTCGGCCTCCGGCTTGCCGGAGTACTCGACCAGCCAGGCGAACTGGGTGCGGTACTCGCCGTGGTGGCAGGTGGAGCAGTTCTGGCCGTTGTGGGCGTGGCCGTCGCTGCTCTTGGCCAGGAAGACGCGGGTCCAGCCGCCGCGACGGACGTACTCGTTCTCGTACGGGAGGGACTTCTTCTCCAGCTCGGCCAGCTCGGCCTTGTACGCCTCGATGTTCCCCTTGAGCAGGTTGAGCTGTTCCACCAGCTCGATGCCGTCGAGGACGGTGCGGTACTGCGGCAGCCGGAAGCCGTTCCTGATCTTCTCGATGATCACGAAGGTCTCGGCCTCGGCGCGCTGGTAGCCAGCGATGCGCAGCTCGACGGTCTGCTGCTCGGCCCACATGTCGGCGAGGACGGTGTCGATCTCGACGGGGGTGGCGGTGGTGAGGTTCACCTGGGGCCTCCTGTTTCGGGGCGGTTGTTGCTTACAGGGAGGACTCTATGGGTGCCCTCTACGCCTTGTCAAGCGGAATCGGAGAACCATTTGCGTCGATGTACTGCTCGATGTCGTAGCCCATCTCCAGGGAGTTGCGGCGCTTGCGGCCGATGGCCTTGATGCGCAGTTCCAGGCGGGTGGTCCAGTCGGCCACGTCGGCCGGGGCGACCGGGCCGATGTTGCACTGGCGCAGCCACAGGATGGGGTCGAAGCGGTCGCCTGTGCCGGTGAGGGCGTCGGCGATGTTGAACGCGATGTTGCGGCGGGCGTTGAAGTCCTGGTCGTCGGAGTCGGCGAGGGCGGCGGACAGGGTCTCGTAGTCACTGCGGGACATGCTGCGGGGCGCGGGCATGGCGGGCTCCTCCTGGTGCGGGGATCGATGGTCGCGGGAAGCGTACGGGCCGCCCGGCTCAGGTGTCGAGTCGGACGGCCCGTACGCAGGGGGTGCGTAAGGATCATGCGGCGAGGCTGGTGCGCTGACCGCCGATCGCCCTGGTGCTGCTCAGGCGGGCGGAGCGGCCCGCGCTGTCCCCGGCGCTGCGGGCGGTGCTGCTGCGGGTGGTGCTGCTGGCACCCTTCCAGGTGCCCTTGGCGGTGGACTTCGCGTTGAAGTAGTCGGAGACCTCCTTCTTCTTGTCGAAGAGGACGAGGGCAGCGGTCACCTCGATCTCGTACTCCTTGCCGTCCACGCCCGTGCTGGGCACGCTGTACGTCTTCTCCTTGGCGGCCTCCAGGGCCTCCTTGCGGGCCTCTTGCAGGCGGGCGGAGATCCGGCCGGTGAAGGCGTCGTAGAAGTTGGCGCGGGCGGTGCGGCCGTCCATCGGCTTGTAGACGGTCTCGTAGTCCCACTCGCCCCAGTAGGCGTCCCAGACCTTCTTCTTGCCCCGGACCGTCTCCTTCTTGTACTCGCCGGTCTTCAGCCACGCGTTGGCGGACTCGACCATCTGGAAGAGCAGGGAGGCGTACAGAACCTCGACGACCTCGATGTCAGACGGCATGCCGAACGCAATCACGAAGGTGCTGTTGTTCGCGATGTTGAGCCGGACGTCGTTGGCGTACGCGATGGCGTTGAACAGGTTGACCAGCCGCGCGTTGTTCTGCTTGCGGGCCTGACCGATGGTGATCATCTTGTGGGTCGGCTGCTCGCGCTGTTCCTTCTTCGCGGTGTGCTGCCGGGCCACGGCGAGGTCGATGCTGCCGAGGGTGGCCAGGGACTGCGCCTTCTTCATGTAGGTCGAGGCTTCCTCGGGGGTCGAGGCGTTCTCGGCCTGGGCGAGGATCTTGGCCAGCTTGTCGAGCATGCGGTCAGCCATCGTGGGCTCCTCCTGTTGCGGGGGCGGTTGATGAGGTAGAACTTACGGGTTCACGAAACCCTTGTCAAGCGACTTCAGGAAACTACTTTCGCGACTGCCCTCCGCTGGGGATGCTGACCACACGCTTGCCCTGGCGGTAGTCGAACCGCTGCTCCTGGGCGCGGTCAGCGGCGAACTCGTCGTAGGCATCCTGCACGACCTTGACGACGTCCTGGATGGACTCGAAGGGGCCGCCGGAGCGGGTGGTCAGACGCGGGGCGTCCATGTCGAAGTGCCAGCCGACGTCCTCGGCAGCGATGTCGTCCTCTGTGGGGTTCTCGACGACGGCGTCCTCGGTCACGCGCCATATAGATCCGAAGCGGCCGAACTGGTCGACGACCAGGAGGAGGTCGGAGTCCTCGGTGACTTTGAAGGTGAGAGACATGGGGGGGCCTTTCAGTGACGCAGGTCTTCCACGGCGTCGCGGAATTCGGTGATCGTGGCGTTGCGGACGTAGGAGATGATCTCCCAGACGTTCACGTCGTCAGGCTGGAAGGGCTTCCCGTCCTCGGGGGCGATGGGCGCCGTACGCAATGCCTCGTTCATGAGGTGAGCGACCTTGCGACGGATTCGGGCTTCACGCTTGGGCTCGATGGGCATGGGGACCTCTCAGGCGGCGACGAGGGCGCCGAAGGCGACGCCGTGCTGGGCGAAGGCGTCGGTGAGCAGCAGGCCGACCTCGTCGCCCACCAGCTCCTTGACCAGGTACAGGTAGGTGGAGACGAAGTGCACGCCGTGGTCCTCTCCGCCCCGGGCGAAGTGGTGGGCCAGCTCGTGCAGGACGACCATCTCGCGCATGGCCCAGGAGATGCCCTGCTGGTGGTCGGGGACGGCGATGACGCCGAGGCGGTAGACGGCCGCCCCGGATCCCTTGCGGGCGCGGACCCTGACCGGGTGACCGGCGAGGGAGGGCCAGGTGTCGCGGACCCAGTTGAGGGAGAGGACCTGGTCGACGTAGCGCTGGACGCCCTCGATGTCACCGAACTTGCGCTCGTCGGGCAGGACCAGGCTGGAGCCGTAGAAGTCGAAGGTGCGGGCGTCGGTCTGGGCGGCTCGGCTGAGCACGTCCATGACGAGGTTTTCCGCGCTGTAGACCTTGCTCTTCTGGTTGTCGCGCATGCTCACGCCTCCTGGCCAGTGAGGGCGGCGAGGACCTTGCGCTTGGCCTCGGCGAGGCCGTGCTTGAAGCCCTCCATGCGGATGACGGCACCGATGCGCTCGGCTTCGCGGCGGGCGCTGCGCTCGGGCATGCCGCCGTCCTCCAGCCGTACGGCGAGGTCGGTGATCTCCATCTGGGCCGTGCGTCCAGCGACGCCGACGACGGGGCGGCCCTTGTCGCGGCCCGCGTTGTAGATGTCGTCCAGTGCGCGGCGCAGGTCGTCGATGTTCAGGTCCTCGCCCTGGCCGACGAGGTGGAACACCTCGGTGTACTTCTTCTCAAGGGCGAGGTAGTCGCGGACGCTGCTGTCGGCCATGGGGTGCTCCTCCTGCTGTGGGGGCGGTTGGTGTTGTGTTGACAGGGAGAACACTACTCCGGAAGACGTAACCGTCAAGACGTAATCTGCGAGACGTAACGAAGAAAGCCGTGAGCTGCATCACAGGCAGCTCACGGCTTTCATATGTTGACCGGGTAGCGGATTACTTGGTAGACGTTGGTGTTTCCGTCTCCGTCTTCACGGGGCACGGAATCTTGACCTGCACGGAATGCGTATGGGTGAGTCCATACACAGGCGCGTAAGGCGTGGCCGAGGACGTGGGTGCGGGTACTGCGGGCGAGGGCCCGATCACGAGCGACACCTTGCACGTACCCGTATTCCGCTGGGCAGGCGCCTCGGCATACCGGGTGACTGTGGCGACGGGCTGCGGATTGGAATCCCCCTCGGTCCCGGAAGAATCCGACCTGGAAACTCCGGTATTAAGCCCGGTGGAATGCTGCTCGGGGATCACGGAAATTCCGATCGCAGGAATCGCGAGAATTCCGATTGTGATGAGGGCGGCCTTTACTCGGCGGAATCTGTTCATACCAGCACCGTACCGTAGCCCTCGCAGGGGACACAGTCCGCTCCGTCGCGGTCCTCCCCCGTGCCGTAGCAGCGCTTGCACTCGACCTCTTCTGCCGTGCTCTCGCCACTTTCGGCGAAAGACACTGCATGCACGTGCGTGTCCATGAGAAGTACTAACTAACCTTCCTGGTTGTAGAAAGTTGGTACATCGACGATTTCCGCGTCGATGAATCCGCTTCCGGACTCGATCATCCGGTCCGCCGAGACAGGATTGTCGAAGGCGGTCACCTGCTGCCCTGCGTCTTTTCCGAACAGACGGCTGATCATACCGGCCTGGGCACCATTCCCCTTAGCCTCCAGTTTCACGGAGAAGGAGTCCTGCTCCAGTTCGGTCTTCACCTTCACCAGTTTCTGGAGCCGGTCGATCTCGCCGGAGAGGTTCGGATCCGCGTAACCGCCGGTCATATCCTCGACCATCTTCATGAAGAGGACCCGCTGTGCCTGCATCTCGATGAGCGAATTCTGGAGCGCGCCCATCTGCTGCTTGCTCTTCACCTCGACCGGGATGTCGTACGCGCAGTTGGCATCCTTGTCGAAGGCCGGGCACTTCGAGGAGAGGAAGCAGGACGAGCAGACCCGCATGGACTGCGAGCGGACCGTGACCAGCGGGACGTCGCGTTCCTTGTTCACGCCGTCGTCGGGGTCGGTGTAGACCTCCCGCTCCTGGACCACGCCGATCACCGGCAAGTTGGTACGCGGGCGGTCCCGGCGAGGGGCGGGAGTTGCTACGGCGTTGACCACTTCTCCGGTCGTCGTATCAACTGTGCCCCCCTGCGTTTGAGCGAAAGCGGAGAGTACCCCTGAAGCGGAAGTAGTAACTGCTTCGGTCTCGGGCGCGCGGTGCTGCTCGATGGAGGCCGCCAACTGCTGCCACGACCAGATGGTGAACCGCAGGACCTCGTTGTTGTCCCCGGCCTCTATCTTGTCGGGGTCGAAGCCCGCTTCCTGGAAAAGCGTGCGGTGCCGCTTACGGGCCTGCTCCTTGTATTTCTTCGGGTACCGCTTCAATTCCCGCCCGGTCCAGACGATGGTGTCACCGTACTGCGAGGGGGAAATCCAGGAGGTGGACGCGACGGAATCCCAGGTGACGGCAGCCATTTCCGCAGGCTTCGTCATTGCGACGCCGTGGAGCAGGGTTCCGTATTTCCGGGTGATCTCGTTGAGAACGGGAGCGAGATTCCGTCCGTCCAAATCCGTCTGGGTAATTCCGACACGCTTATACCGCTGGGCGAGGCGGTCGAGTTCATCGACGCCCCATTCCGCGTGCCAGATGGGAAGGAACTTGTCCTCCGGCAGGTCCTCCCAGAAATCCTCGCGCCGGGCCTCTATCCATTCGCGTCCGAGAACGACCGCGTCGAACTCGGACACCATATTAAGCGAGTCGATGTTCTGCTGGACGAAGGCTTCATAATGCGCGGCGATCTCCTTGAGTTCGCCTATCGAGTACGTGTCGTCCTCGGCCTTGTTCACGGTGTAGGCGCCGGAGTCGAGGAAGACCTTCTGACCCTCCAGGTAGTGGTCCTCGATGAGCCACGGCCGGGAGAACTTGGTCCGCCTGCGCAGGCCCATATAACTGAGGGAGACGTTCTCGACGCCTTCCTCGGCCAGCATCTTGCGCCAGCCGGGAATCTCTGAACCGCCGAAGTACAGTTCCACGGGTTGTTTCTCCGAATCTGAGTTGGTTACTGCGGGGGCTGGACGAGGCTCTTCGGGAAGAGGCCGGGCTGGGTGACTCGGGGCTTGCGGGCCGGGGCCGGACCACCCTTCGACGGTGCGGCCTTGGCGGCCTGGCCGAACTGCTGCTGGGAGCGGACCGGGGCGACCTCGCTCGGGCCGAACAGGCCCCGCTGGGTGACGCGCTGCGGCTTCTGGGCGGCCGGGGCCGCCGAGGTATTAAGCGGGGCTGCGGGAGCGGCCGAGGTGCCTTCCGGCTTGGGCCGGATACCGATCTTGCGGGCACCGCGCGAGCCGTCGGGGTTGTAGGTCGGGTAGGTGCGGATCTGGTGGCCCTGGCCGTGGTCACGCCACTCGGCCTGGCCGCCGGGCGTCGGGGACGGGCTGGCAGTCGAGTGGGCGCCCGCACCGAAGGTGTCGTTGTACGCGGCCCAGCCGCCGGATGCGGACGGCTTCTGCTGCGCCTGGATGGAGTTCATGCGCTGGTTGAAGGTGTGCAGCAGGTCGGTCGCGGCGGTGGAGTGCTCCGCGTGCCAGCCGTAGGAGTCCGAGACGTGGTCCTCGCCGACGCGCTTGATCTCCTCGCGGGCGGCCGGGGACGCCTGCGGGGCGGCGGCCTTGCTCTTCTGGCCCTTGACGCGGATCTTGATGCGGGCGTTGGCAGGCTGCTGGCCCTGCTTGGCGTTCTCCAGGTCGCCCAGGCGCTCCTCGACGGAACGGTGGGAGCCGGGGAACTGGAGCGGGGAGAGCCAGCGCTCCTTGAACTTGCTGGTGATCGCGTGGATGCCTTCGACGCTCATGGTCGTGTGTCCCTTCGGACGAAGTAGAGGTAGCGGTGCGCGGCGAGGAGGGAGAGGAGGAAGCCGACGTTGATCCAGGACCGGTTGGAGGAGGGGGAGGTCCAGAAGATGGCGCAGAAGACGGCGATGTTGGCGCTGTAGAGGAAGAGGGCTGCGGACAGCCACTTCTCTGCGGCGCCGAGCTGGCGCCAGACGGGGATGGTGGCCCGCAGGAGCAGGGCCGAGAACGCGGCGCCGACGGCCGCGTTGAGGATGCGGGTGATGGTGATCACCAGGGCGACGGTCACAGGATCTCCATGTGTGGTCTCGTGTCTTCTTCGCGTAGTGCTCGCTGCCGCTCCACCTCGCCGACCAGTTCGGACCAGGGGGTGACGCTCTCCTGGTAGTCCGGCCGGAACTTGGGGTTGGAGTAGTTCGGGTGCAGGTAGTTCAGGACACCGATGCCGTTCGCCATGAGGTAGGCGGCGACCTGGGGGTTGGGCTCGATGACCAGCTCGACGTTGCATCCGGCCTGCCGCAGCCGGGAGATCTGCTGGAGCCTGCGCTGGCCTTCGTCCTCGGGGTCCAGGACGTTGGCGGTGATCAGGTAGGGGTGTTTGTTGAAGCCGTTGACGCGCAGCCAGTGCTGGACCGGTGCGGCGTCGGTGTCGTCGGTGACCAGGGCGACCTTGTAGGTCTCCATCAGGCCCCAGTACAGGCGCTGGCCCTGGTGGATGACCGCGTCTCCGACTTCGCGCTGGAGGACGCCCTCGATGACGATGGCGACGGTTGCAGTCATGGCGCCGTCACCCGTGATCGTGCTCGTGGAGACCGGTGCGGTGCGCGGTCTCGTGGGCGTTGAAGGCGTGCTGCGGGTTCATGTTCGGGCTGTAGCCGTGGTGCTCGGCCAGGTGCGCGACGATGTCCTCGGGCGCCGTCTTCTTCTTGATCTTCGGCAATGTCTCGGCCTTGAACTGGTCCAGGTTGAGCACGTGCGCGCCGACGTGGGTGTCTCCCCGGCCGCGCGCTTCGGCGAGCCGGTGGTGCGCGTCGGCGACGTACGGTGTCCCGTTCTGGACGAGGACCTTGACGTGCGGGTGGTCGGGGTCGAGCGGGCCGGTGATGTACGAGTGGGAGCCGGTCTCGAACGCGGTCTGGCCGGTGTGCAGCGGCGAGCTGGTGCTGATGCTGGTGACCTTGGCGTGCTTGTTCCAGAACGCTTCGTTGCTGTCGCTCATCTGCGGGCCGTGCTTGACGTACCAGCGGTCACCGATCTTGGGGTCGACGATGTTGCCGTGGCCGTCCAGGTGCCCGAACTGCTGCGGGTTGTGCGGCGGGCCCATGACCATCTGCCCCTCGGCCTGGGGGTAGTTGGTGCGCTCCTCGTCGTGGATGAGGTCGTGGTCGCGGGGACTGCCGATGGCGGTGACCTTGGTGTGCATCCCGCCCGGGTGGGGAGCGGGATGCGGGATATTAAGTTTCCCTGGCGTGTAGTCCGTCTGAAGGTGCAGCGGAGTGTCACGCGTCAGGTGGTACTTGGCGCGCAGCGCGGTCTGCTTCTGGTTCTGTGGGGACACGCGGCTGCCGAGCGGGACCGGCAGGGCGGTCTGCTCGAACTGTGGCCCGAGGGGGTTGGCCATTACGACCTCCGGTAGGGGGTGTTCCAAAGAGCCGCCTTCGCGAGTGCGGTGGCGGCGTCATCGAGCGGAGCCCCGTAGAGGTCGGTCTCCTGCGCCTTGTGGGCCTCGACGTCCGCTGTGGCCAGGGAGTTGAGTGCCTGGACCGTGCCTGCCTGCTTGTGTGCCTGCCAGCGGAAGTTGTAGTAGTCGCCGTAGCCGGATCCCCCGGGGCCGAATGCCTGCTTGCGGCCGAGGTGGATGTCGTCGAAGAGGGCCTTGGCCTGCTCGACGACGATCTTCTGGGAGGCGAGGGAGTTGTGCCATACGGCGGAGTTGGGTGAGGCACTGGAGGCGGCCGAGCGCAGGTGGTTGTAGCGCTCGACGAGGGTGCGGGCGTGGTCTTCCTCGCGCTGCACGGCGCCCCACCAGTGCTTCGGGTACAGGCTGTGGGGGTCTGCGGGCAGGGACGGAGGCCGGATGTCCCAGCGGTCGCGGGTGAGGTTGTAGGCGGCGTACGGATTGATGGCCGCGATGGACTGCGACGTCGTACCCGGGTTCAGGTAGTAGGTGACCTCGTATACCTGGCCGTGGAAATCAGTGGTCGCGGTGCGCGGCCACAGGTTCTTCTTCAGTTCCGAGTTCATGAGGTCGGAGAATTCCGCCTCGGAGATGCCCTGGTAGGTCGGGTTCATCTCGTAGAACTTCGGGAAGTCAATTCCGAAGAGTACGTCGAGGTCGCCGTTTCCCCGGTCCCCGGCCCACTGGAAAGAGATTCCGGACCCGGCGAGCCAGGCGGCCAGCCAGATGCGTACGCCCTGGTAGTGGCCGTCGAGGTAGGTATTAAGGACGCCGAGGATGTGGTCGCGGACGTCCGGCTTGATGTGGTCGCCGTCGAAGATGTGCGGGTCGAGCCCTGCCTGGGGTGCGCTGAAATACCCGGAGGCGCCCGAGTGAATGTCGGGCTGCTGTCCCTGGGTTATTGCTCGATTGAGGTAGAACTCGTATCCGGCCATGGTTTCGATTCTAGCTGGAATAGGGAAAGCCCCCAGAATCCGATCCGATATGGAGGGAGACTGGGGGCTTTATAGTTGCTACTTTCCCGTCAGAGTTTCAGTCGGGATCGCAGCGCGGCTTCCTGCTGCTGCTGTTGCATGGCCTGGCCCATCATCATCATGGCCTGCTGGGTCCGGGAGGCCGTCTCCATGACTTCCAGGTCCTTGAGCACGACGGAGGCCGCACCGTAGATGTCGTCAGGGGTGGCGCCACGCCGGGGGACGAACTGCTGGGTGAGGTCGGAGGTGGCCACGACCGCTCCGTCCAGGCCGACGGCGACGAGGAACGCCGTGGTGACGGGGGTACCGACCTCGTCCTCGGAGGGAGGGTTCTCCTCGGCCATCTTGGCCAGAGCCTCGCGCTGCTCGGGGGTGAGGTCTTCGGTATTAAGCCCCTTGTCGGCGGTGGGGGTCGTCTGGCCGAGGATCGGGATGTTGGGCATGCAGTGCTCCAGGTGTGGTTCGGGTGGGGTTACTTGTAGAGTCCGGCCTTCTCGCGGGCCGACTGGACCACGAGGGAGTGGACGGGGCAGAACTCGCAGAGGTAGCGGTCCTGGGCCGACTTGTAGCGCGGGAGACCGGCGGCCTTGCGCTCGGCTGCGGTGTCCGGCGTGAGCCGCTTGGAGGCGGTCTTGTAGTCGTTGCAGCCGGGGTTGCGCAGGTGCTTGGCCCAGCAGGCGTGGGCGTCTTCCTGGAAGGTGTTCTTGGCCTCGTAGAACGAGGGGTCGAATCCGGTGTGCCCGGTGGTCTCGCGGATCTTGGCGATGATCGAGTCGCGGGTGCTCGGGGAGTCCCAGTGCTTCTTCTCCACGCGCAGCATCGGGTGTGCGATGTGGTTGGGGTGCTTCTGGACCAGGGCTTCGAGGAGCCAGTCCCGGCTCGGGTCGCCCTCGTAGTCGGGCAGTTCCTCCAGGGATCCGCAGGTCTTACAGAGCAGGAGCCGTACGTGCTCGGACATGTTGTCCTTCCTCGGGGGGCTGTTCAGGGACCAAACATAGCATCCCCATTACGCCTTGGGAAGACGTAATGGGGATGGCGTAGTCGGGAAGGGGTTACTTGCCGGTGGCCAGGTAACGGCCGAGCAGCACGTAGGAGTCACCGGCCGTGGCACCGAGGACGGCGACCTTCTTGCCGGAGACGGCCACCGTGCCGGACTTGGCGTGCGCGTAGCCCAGCGCGGTGTTGGCCGGACCGCCGACCGCGACGACGACGTCACCGGCAGCCAGAGCGGCCTTGGCCACGTCCACACGGCCGGTGGCGACAGCACCCTTCGGCTGGAACGCATCGGTCGCCGCCGCAGCGGTCATGGAGTCGATGTTCTCGCCGAAGATCACCATCGTGTACGCCTTCGCAGGGGTTGGAGCAGGAGCGGGAGCGGGGGTCGGCTTGGGCGCCGGGGCGGGGGCCGGAGTCGGCTTGACGACAGCCTTGGCCGGGATGGCCAGGGCCTTCCAGGTATTAAGGTCGCCGTTCAGCAGGTTCTGGTCTAGGCCGCCGACGATGCCGTACTGGTGCAGGGTCCACGTCGCCCAGCCAGCGGTGAGCGGGTGCCCGGCCGGGTTGTTCGGGTCGGCCACCCACAGCGGGTAGGACCGCAGTTCGGTCTTCTGCGCCTCCGTGGCCACACCGAGCAGGCCGGTGAGGTACGAGGTGTACGTGTACAGCAGCGGAGACGCCTTCGTCTGCGCCTTCACGTACTTCAGCCACGCCAGGGCGTAGTGCAGCCGCTGGCTCCAGGAGCCCTCGGACGCTTCCAGGTCGAGGACCAGGACCTCGCCGACCTGCGCGCCAGCGGCGGACAGGAAGTGCTTGGCCTCGGTCACCGCGTCCTGGGTCGGGTGGGCGAAGTGGTAGTGGCCCAGGGGCTTCTTCGCCGCCCGGACCGCCTTGACGATGCTCGCGTGCTTCGCGTCGCCCGTGTGCTCGCCCTCGGACGCCTTCGCGATGATGAAGGCGTTGTTCTTGCTGGCGATGGCCGACGCGATGTGCGCGGCGTCGTTGTTGTTGGAAAGGTCGACTCCGTGGAGGGACACGTCAGAATCCTGCCTGCGCGGGTGGGGTCGGAATGAAGTTGGGGGTACGGACAGCACGGCCGTCGGGACGGACCTTCTCCGGCTTCTCGTGAATGCCGAACCAGACGTCGTTGAGGTCCCCACGAACGTGCGCGGTCTCGCTGTGCGTGACGCCGAGGCCGCCCCGGTCCATGACGACCTTCTTGTATCGCCCGTCAGTGGCGCCCTCGTTCAGTTCCGCGTTCATCGAACGCGAGGGGGCGTAAGCCATTACTTCGCTCGCTTTCCGTTGCCGTTAGCGCCACGGCGGTCGTTGAAGATTGCCAGCGGCTTCGCGGATCCGGTAGAACCATCCGAAACCGTGCGCTTGCTGTTGTCGGACATACCCGGTCGCCGCTTGTCGTCAGCGCGGTGCGGCTTTCTGTGCTTGGACATTAAGAGCCCCCATTGGTGGACCTCGAACTACCAGAGTATCCGCCCTGACTTCCCGTATAGAAGTTCGTCGAGGGCGAGGGATACACCTGGTCTACCTGGAGCACGTCCTCAATTCCGAGGGCCGTGTCTCTGTATCCGAACCTCGGAGGGAAAAGAGGCCGGACGACCGGGGGCGGTGCGCTCTGGAGTGCAATCACATCGCCCGGAATGTTGGCTACGCCGAGCGCATCCGTGAGAATCCGCTCAGGGAGGGAAGCCCACGGATGCGTCCGGTCGTATACGGAATCCGCATTCTGCATGATTTAGAACAGCCTCGGGTGTGCGGTCGCCCGCAGCGATTCAGCACTGGCCATGAACTGCTGAGACCGGCCGGTGTTGCCCTGGGCGTGAATGGCCGGGGTCGCAGGCTGCTGGGCCTTCTGGTGCGCCTCGAATTCCTTGTCCTTGCCCGGGGCCTCCCGGCGCATCTCCACCCACGGCATGGCCTGCGCGGCGGTCGAGGGGTAGTCGTACGGCGTGTCCAGGTGCTTCTGAACGTGCTGGGCCGCCATGCGCGTGATCTTGTCGTACTCGGCGTGGCCCAGACCGACGGAGGTGACCTTCGCCGACTCCGGGCGCTTGCGGTTGACGACCGGCTCGCCACCCTTGAACGACGCCTCCTCGTGGTTCCACTCGCCGCCGGAGTTCTTGCCCTGCCAGTAGCCCAACTTCTCCGAGCCGCCCGCCTTTCGGACGTTCGTCGACCGGCCGACGTTGACGTTGGCCTGGTTGTGCATCTCGGCCTGCGCCCAGGAGTCCTGCACCGTGGGGTGCTGGCTGGACAGGACCGCCAGGCGCCGGGTGTGCGGGTCAGGGTTGTCCGGGTGGGACAACGCCATCGCGGTCGCCGGGTGCGCATCCCGCATCCGCACGCTCTTGCCGACGTCGGCCGAGTGGTCCGGGCCGCCGAATTCCGCGATGTGCCGGGCGTGCGCGGCCGTCATCTGGAACCGGTCGTCGTGGGTGTTGTGGAAGTCCAGCGGGACGTCGTGCCGGGAGGGCAGGTACTTCTGCTCCTCGTGCTCGGCCGGGGACAGACCGACCG